TCCATGCACGTTGAGTGCGCTTGAGACCTTCGATACTTGCTTCGATCTTCTCATTTGCGGTTTGAATAGCATTAATCTTTAGAGTTTCTTCAGTAATTGCATCTTTAGTCTGGCGTGTTTGTTCTTTGAGTGCATCTGCCTTCTCTGAAAGGATAGTAATACCCAACAACTGCTCGATAATCTGTCTTTGATCGTTAACTCTCATACTCAAGAACGGTTCAGTGTAGGTGTTTAGTGCAACAATGTGCTTAAACATGTCATGACTCATACCCAACAGTGTGTTTACATCGTCTTGTGTTTGTCTACTGTCACCTTGAGACTCGTCTACTAATGCTTCTTGGTTGTTAATATAGAATTTAAAGAAATTGGGACCACGACCACGCTCGATACGGTAGTTATTGTTGTCTTTTTCAAACTGTAGTGTAACTAACATACCTTTGCTGTTAGTTTTGTTGATCAAGTTGTTTGCTCTGATGTTTGTAAGGGCTTTTCCGTACAATGCATAGGACAAAGCATTGATAATAGTAGTTTTACCAGTACCGTTACGTGATCCACTGTCATCACCGCCTTGATCTAAGTTTTCACCTAGCACAAGTGTTAATTGCTCATGGTCAAAGTCCACTGCCTGAGTCTGATTGCCCACACTCATAAAGTTTTTGACGGTTAAATCCTTGATCTTAATCATATTATTGTTCTAATCCGTTATATATTTGTAACAACAAACTTTTATCAAAGTTAGTAGTATCAAGTTCTGCAATTTCGTTGCTTACGATTTGATCTACACTTTCAAACTGTGCAATATCAAGCTCTGTACTCATTTCTTCTAGTTGTTTTTGTGGAATTAGTGTAATTTCACGACAGTTGTACTGATTAATAAACGTTTCTTTGATAAAACTTGCTTCTTCGTAGCTGATAGGCAAGTCAAGTGTTACACGTAGGTACATCTTGCTCTTAATAAACGTATCTGCATTATCAATCAAGTAACTAAGAGTTACAGTACGATACTTAGGACAATTTGGCCAGTTAATAAACTCCGGTTCCTTGTTGTTTTCTTTATCAAGTATCATCATACCACGATCATCATCGCCTACATCAGCATAATTGTGCGGAAATGCATTACCGATGTAATGAATAGCGCCTTGTTTCTGTCTTTTATGGAAGTGTCCACTGAATACATAGTCTTGGTGCTTAAAATGTTCAGGCTTCAAGTCACCGTGATCAGGCATACGCACTAGAGCGTTCATATAAAAGCTAGGAAGTTCAAAATGACCAAACAAATACTTTGTTTTGATACTACTCATCTTCTTCCACTCGTCGCCAACTAACCACGGCACAAGTGCAACGTCATCTTCAATAAGAATCTCGTCAACAAATGTAATGCCTGGAATGTGCTTTGCAAATGCTGTGCTGTTAACAGAACGTTTGTCTTTATAATACAAATCGTGGTTACCATCAAAGAAGTAAAACTTCTCAAATGCAGCACCTAGCTTTTCCATGCTTCTAATTGTTGCATCCATAGTAGTAAGATTAAGCGAATTTCTGTTATGATGCCAGTCGCCGCAGAAGATACCAGTCTCGCAACCGTTATCTTTAGCAGTTTGAATGTACCAATCAATAAATTCTTCGCAATCGTCGTTGTGAACACGACTATTGCCTTTTAGACCAAAATGGATATCCGTAAATACCGCAGCTTTTTTAAACAAGGTTATTTCTCCATATATACTTGTTAAAGTATACTATATAATTATACACTTGTCAACTATTTTTTATCAGAAAAGGCCGATGCACTTGCTTCTTCATTGCGTTTGACACTTGCTTCCCATTCGCCCTGATTTTGTCTTGTAAAACTAGGATTTAAGTCATTCATTTCAAGAATATCGTCTCGAATGTTTTGATTACGCTTTTCAATGTTGATAACACGCACAAAACTGTTAGTAACTGCGGCTGTGTAATATGCAAACGGGTTTTGTGATTTACTTTCGTCAAATTGCAAGCCAATTTGTGAAAGTTGTAGGATTGCTTGGCCTTTCATTTCGTCATTGTAGGTGTATCCACGTACATTCCCACGAGTAGCATAGCGATCAACAAGTTTTAGCCACATCATAGCAAGATTATTAGTTGCCTTGCCGTGATCCTTGCTAAAACAGCCATTTTCCATACCGCCTTGCCAGTGCGATTTACCTACACATACCAATTCGTCTTGTTCATTAAATTTATAATGAACAAAAGGAGGAAAATTAAGTTTTGTTTTTGTATCTGCTACAGTTTTAGGATTCTTTTTACGTCCAGGCTCTTCAGGAATATGATCAAATGTCATCACTCGAAAAATTAATTCTTCCTTAGTAATATCAGTATATTTTACTTCGCAATCTGCTTGTTTTACTTTCTCTCCTGCTATTTTACGTCTTTCGTATTCTTCAGTAGACAATCTTTTTGCTTTGTTTCGTTTGGCTTCGGCAATAGTTCTAATATTAATTTTATCTACATCTAATAAAATAATATCAAAATCAGCATACTCAGGTGCTACATAGCTGTTAAATGTATTTTTTGATCTATGTATTTCTTTAAGTATATCTCTATTGTTTAGATAATTTCTTTTTCTCATTGTTTGGCTCCAGATTCCAGTTGTTATACTTATTATAAACTACTAAGTTAATTTTGTCAACTAAATACTAGTGGAGATTAGTGAATTATGACAACAGCATATGGATACAGTAATAGCGGAGTTGGCAAACAAAATAGAATGGCACAAAATGCTGATCAAAATGTTGGGCCAAATGCAGCGCCTCAACAACAGCAGTTAGTTAGTGCAAGAGTTGGTCAAAATGCAAGAGAAAATGAAACACATGATTGGCGTGTAACACTTAGTGTTCCTACACAACTTGGCGGATCAAATATTTTTTCTCCTTTTGAAGCCGCTGGAAACAAATTAATATTTCCTTTTAATCCTACTATCTTGTTAGGCAGTAGTGCAAGTTATTCTTCAATACATCCTGTACATACCAACCACCCTTTTTATGCATACGAAAATAGCCAAATTGATAATATAACAATTACAGGAGAGTTTATTCAAGAAAATGAAAGAGATGCAAAATATTGGGTAGCAGTTCTGCATTATTTTAGAACTATGACAAAAATGTTTTATGGTGAAAGCAATCCCGTTGGTAATCCGCCATTAGTTGCTAGATTAAACGGCTATGGAAAACATGTATTAAATAATATCCCTGTTGTTATTACAAACTTTACTACAGATTTACCACAAGATGTAGACTATATTGAATGTATAGTAAACGACGAAATTAATTATGTACCGACCCAAAGCACATTTACAGTAACAGTACAGCCGCAATATGCAAGACGTTCACAATCAAGATTTAGTTTAAACAATTATATTAATGGAACACATATTAATTCACCGGAAGGATTTGTATAATGAAAAATCCACTAAGTCCATACGCAAATACAAAAATTAATGCCGCAGGATATCTTGATATTTTTGTTCCTAGGCCCATTCCAGTTGCAGGTGATGACGTAATTTACGAAATACGTCCAGCATATAACCGCAGACCGGATTTATTAGCGTATGATCTCTACGATCAAAAAGAATTATGGTGGGTATTTGCTCAAAGAAATCCAGATATTATAAAAGATCCTATATTTGATTTTACAACTGGTACAAAAATTTATCTTCCTCAAGGATCAGCACTTAGAGAAAAACTGGGGTACTAATGGCTTTTAGATTTAGCAATCCGTTAAGACAAGTAGCTAATGCCCAAACTTCGATTAATCGAGGACTTGGTCAGTTTGGGCAAGTGTCATCTGCTCTACAAAATTTTAACGACATACAACGTAATATTGGCCGAGTTAGCAGTAGTATTAGTCAAATTTCTAGTAATGCAGAGTCATTATCAGGTACTATCACTAGTATAAGCTCAGCAGGCGACATTTTAAATAGCCTTGGCGGTAACAGTTCTTTATCAAACACTATTAGAAGTGTAAGTTCGTTGACACGTGATGTACAGACGTTACTTCCTGGTAATACAAGAGTAGGAAGTCAAGCAGCTACACTTTCGCGAAGAGCCGAAGACCTATTTGCAAACACACAAAGAAACATACAAGGTATACAATCTATTAGCGGCGGAATTAATGATGTTCTTAATGGAACATTAGATGTTGGAAATCTTGCAAATAGGAGTTTAGGAAGTATTACTGGCGGATTAAATTTAGGAAGCATTGTAGGCAGCTCAAATTTAGGAAGTGTGAGTACTTCAGTACAATCGGCAATCAGTAGAATTACTAGTTCTGCACCAGAATTACAAAATATTGTTAATAATCCTATAAGTGTTGTTCCGAGAAGTGTTGCACAATTAACAGGAGCAATTGGAGAACGTTATGATGGGTTAAGGCAAGCCTACGATACACTGTCTTCATCAAATTCTTTTATCAACTATGTAGACAGCACATTTAGTCCCTTAGGCCAATCAACTGCAATACCTCAGAGTCAGCTAGGACAATTTGCAGATCTTCCTGCTCATTCGTTTGCAGGTGCCGGAATGGGAGCCGGTCAGGCATATAGTAAAATCCCTAATCCTTTGAGAAATTATTCTAGTTTTAATTATATTATTACACTTGGGATTTTAAGTGCAGAAGAATATAATAATCCTAACTCTTATCGCTCAACTGGCGGATTTGAAAATTATGTTATCCGTAGCGGAGGCGGCGACTATGCCAAGCGTTACCAAACAGATCAAGAATTAAATAATCAAAATCCTGGACATGCAGAATACTTTATAGATAATTTTGAAATGGATGCAGTAATTGCACCAAATCCAAATACTAACGTAGCTTTAGGAACTGCATTAACATTTACAGTATCAGAGCCTTATAGTATGGGCAATTTTATTGAAGCAATCATCGGCGCAGCAGCAACAGCAAATTTTAAAAATTATTTAGATGCGCCATTTTGTATAAGAATTGATTTTGTAGGATGGGATGAATTTGGTGTTGCAAATAAAACAGTAACCCAGCCTATTTTTATTCCAATAAAACTTACTAAAATAGATTTTAGTGTTGATGGTAAAGGATCAACATATGAAGTTAAAGCAGTTCCGATGAGCGAAGCTGGTTTAAGTGATGATGTTAATGAAATAAAAACTCCAATCAATGCGGCAGGAGATTTTTTACATACTGTATTGGAAACCGGCGCACGAAGTGTTACTGGTATTATGAATGATAGAGTTTCTCGTTTAGAAGATACTGGAGTTATTGCTCCTTATGATAGGTATGTAATTGTATTTCCAAAGTCGAGAGAAGCATTAACTGATTATTTAAAACAAGATATTATTAATCCGGATGCTCTTACAATTGATGTCAGAGAAAGAGTATTAGAACGAGTCGGCGGTGAAGTTACACTAGAAAATGCTACCGAAGCAGGCCGCCTAACAGAACAATATGCTGAAATAAATCAAAATATACGAGCAAATATTTCAAGCGTTGGCAAAATGTTTGCAAAATTAAAAACATTTGCAGAAGAAGAAGGCGAAATGAATGAAATTGGCCTAAGTGTATTAGTTGAAGATACTGCAACCGGCGGCAATCAACCTCAAGGATCACAATCGGGCTCAACTGGACCTGATGACGGTAGTAGAGGGCAAGCTGCAAGGAATGCGCCGGAAACTGCCCCAGCCGAAAAGGCAAGAGATTATCAATTTAATCAAGGTATGAGAATTACTGAAACCATTGAAAGAATGGTATTAAATAGTGCGTATGCTAGAGAACGTGCTACTGAGCCTGCACAAAATGGTATTAGAAAATGGTTTAAAATTGATACCCTAACATTTATTGAAGAAAATCCAGAAACGGAAGCACAAATAGGAAGACCGCCTAAAGTTTATGTCTTCAGTATAATTCCATATGATGCTGACGAAGCAAAGTTTAATGCACCAAACGAGCGCCCAGCAAACACCGAAGGTTTAAAAGCAGCAGCAGCTAAAGAGTACAACTATATCTATACCGGAAAAAACGAAGATGTATTGAATTTTGATCTTAAATTTAATAATGCATTTATGCAAACAGCATTTTCTAACTTTGGACAAAATAGTGCCGCTGCTGCTAGTGGGACATCACAAAGTTTAGTGCAAAGAGATGTATCTACAGGATCTTCCACTAGCCAACAAACTGGTGCAGGAAATCAAAGTACTACTGGTCAAGTTGGCGAAAGTGCTGCCAATGTAACCGGAGCAGGATACAGTAATGCAGTAGGCGACGGAGATATTCGTCGTAGAATTGCAGAACAATTTCATGACAGGATTATCAATCAAACAGTTGATATGGTAACTGCTGAAATGGAAATTATTGGAGATCCATTTTTTATTCCACAAGAAATGGGCAACTTTGCAGCAAGACAAGGCGACAGACCAAACACAACTGAAGAAGGAACAATGGCTTACCAAGGATCAGAAGTTTTTGCAGTTGTAAATTTTAGAACACCGTTTGATTATCAAGTAAACGGTGCAACAATTGAATTTCCTAAAGTAGTTCCAAAGTTTAGCGGATTGTTTAGTATTTGGGCTGTTACCAACAGCCTTAGCGGAGGAAAATTTACACAAACTCTTAAAATGATTAGACGAAGAGGACAAGATGATCCAGCAACAGATAATAATTTAGGAGCAGTACAAGAAAATCCTGAAACAGACATCACTAGTGAAGCTGGTTCTAATAGCGATTCTCAAACAGGGAATTCGGGAGCAAATACAAGTTCGGGGTCATCATATGACGAAGTCCCAACAACTCCTAATCGTGTTATTACTTCTACAAATCCGCCTGCAGCAGTTGTTAGAAATCCAACAGATGTAAGGTTTGGGTCTATTGATCAAGCAACTAATGCAGCAAGGGCATATGCACAAGCAAATCCAGGTTTTACATATGCTATTAGGCCGGGAACAAACGGAGGATTTACTGTCGCAAATAGACCAGCAGATTCGGCTCCGGTTGCAACTGATTTATCTGCTAGAGTTGAACAAACTGCTAGACAAAGTACGTCTGCGAATCAACCTAGAAGTCCAGCATGTTAAAGAGGTATAAATGACAAATTTTCCATTAGACGCAAATGATGAAGACATTCTTCGCCGTGGATTAACTCGTCCAAGTTTAGGAGAAGATCCACTTGCTATTAACTCCGTGTTTCAGTCAGTAAGGTCTCAGTATGATAATTTTACTGTCGGTGTAACAAGTATTGATAATATCTGGCCACAACGAACTGCAAGAGAATTACAAAATTTAACCGAAGAACAACGAAGACAAGTTTTAGAATCAAGAGGAGTCATTCCGCCAGCAGGATCATTGCCCTTTGGTACTGAAATTCCAGCAGTGCAGCAGGCTATTCAAAACGCTGCTCCTGAAATTGATTTAACTGCATTCGGCGGCGCCGGCGCAGCGATACCTACGCCAACAGACAGTTATGGACAATCATTACAGGGTGCTACAACTCAACCTAGAGTAATAACAGCATCAGGTAACACAACACCTACTCCAGTTGGAGTACAGCCTAGTTCAGTATCGTCTGATAGTCCGTATGTATATACTCCGATCGATTTATACGATGATCGCTATGATTTTTTAACAGGAAAAATTATAAGAAAAGGCATTGCTACTGGAGCCAAAGGCGGTGTAGGAACAGAAGAAAGGTCAACAGTTGCCTCACCTGGATTATCAAACACACAATCAGAAACACCAACAGCGCCTCCGGCACTTAATAATAATGATACAAGTGTAGAAACACGTCAAGATCAAAATGACATATCATTAGATGCATTTGGCGGCGCAGGAGCCGACGTGTCTACACCTGCTGCAATACCTACAGACACAACAGATGATGCAAGAGCAGCAAGACTAAATGCAACAACTGATCCGCGTTCTACAACATATGTTAATCCTAATTCTGCTGATGCTTCTGATCCTAGAGGTCCTCAACAAATTCCTCAACGAAGAGCACAAGTTAACGAAGCAACGTCTCCGAACGGAACTCCTTTAGGTATTAGTAGAGCTGAATATCGTTCGTTATCGGCTAGAGAGCAAGCCGCAGTAAGAAGACGCACGCCGGGTACAAGATCAAACCAACGATCAATTGATAGAATTAACCGCAATCGCGGCAATACAGGCTTTTAATAGCATAATTAATATTATAAAGTATTAATACAGGAAAAAAAATGGCTTCAGGAAATTACACAAGAACCCCATCAAGTAGTAACATTGTTAAGGACTCTGGACCTTTTGAAGCTATAGTAGTAAATCACCTTGACAGAAAATATATGGGCGGTTTAGAAGTTGAAATACTTCGATATGCAGCTGGCGGCAGCACGCCAGAAAGAACCGGACAACTTGCAAACGTAAAATATCTGATGCCATTTTATGGCGTTACTCCTAACAAGGGATTAACCGATAACGACGGTTATGAATACACTCAAAAGTCTTATGGCATGTGGATGGTACCTCCGGACATTGGCACAAAGGTATTGTGCGTTTTTGCTGAAGGCGACCTCAATATGGGATATTGGATAGGATGTATTCCAGAAGATTATATGAACTTTATGATTCCAGATGGTCGTGCAAGTACTGAACGTACTACAGATAATACACCACCGAATCTAAAAGGTGCAAAACTTCCGGCCGGCGAATATAACAAAAAAGTTGAAAAGGGTGAGCTAGTTGATCCCACCCTTTTCAACAAACCTTATAACAAAGACTTTACAAATGTTTTAGAATCACAAGGTTTAATATTTGATGAAGTCCGTGGAACAACAACATCGAGCGCACGTCGTGAACTCCCTAGTGCTGTGTTTGGAATTAGCACTCCGGGTACTAGAGACAGACGTCCGGGTTCACCAAAATTTGAAGTTGGTGCCGCGCCCGAAAAACTAAACATTCCTTATAATAGATTAGGTGGATCTAGTTTTGTTATGGATGACGGCGATGCAGCATTTATTAGAAAAACACATGCTGAAGACGGTCCTCCTGTTTATGTTAACAAAGAAATTGGCGATGAAGGCGGTGACGAAACTATTCCTCAGAATGAGTTATTACGTTTTAGAACAAGAACCGGGCATCAAATATTACTACATAATTCAGAAGATTTAATTTATATTGGTAACAGTAGAGGAACAGCTTGGATTGAAATTACCAGTGACGGTAAAATTGACATTCATGCAGATGATAGTATTAGTATTATGACGGATAATGATTTAAACATTACTGCTGAACGAGATATTAATTTTGAAGCTGGCCGAAACATTAATATGAAAGCAACTGCACGTTATAGTAAAGGCGGCGAAACTGATTCTAGAGGTTTAGAAAGCGGTAGAATACAGTTTGAGGCACAGCATAATTATAATTTACAAGTTGGAAAAGATTCAAAAATTACAGTTGGTAGAGATCAGCATGTAGGTGTTGGTAGAGATCATTATAATTCTAATGGAAGATTTTTTCATCTTAATAGTGGACAAGATAATAGATTAAGTACCCAAGGATCTACACATATTTCTAGTTCTAGAGAACACAGAGAGACTGCAACATATATTCACATGAATGGACCAACTGCTGCACCTGCTGCAAAAGCACAACCAGTTGATCCTTTGTCAACAGTTACGTTACCATATACATTTCCTGGCAGTTTTACACCAGTTGCTTATCAAAGTATTCTTACAAGATCTCCGCAACACGAACCATGGCCACATCATGAAAATATGGATCCATTGTCGTATAAAAAGTCTGAAACAGATAGAGAAGCGCCCGGCGGACTACCGACAGCAGACAGGGTTATTACTCCTGATACGTTTGCTAAAAACAAAGGTAATCGAAATTGTAGTGCATATGTTGCAGGAAGCGGCGGCAACCTAAGTTCAGGTAATGTTGATAGTAGAGCCGGCGGCACTGGCAGCGGGACAGGAACAGCGCCACGGAGCAATTATAGTTCATCTGTAACACTACCAGACGATGGAACTTATCGTTTAGGAACACTTAGCGCACAGTATGAATCGGGCAGAGATGGTCCTATTGCTATTGGTTGGGATAGCACAGGCGGTTGGAGTTATGGACAATATCAGCTTGCTGCAAAGACAGGTGCTATGGGAGAATATTTGTCATGGGCTCAAACAAATGCTCCGCAAGTCTATCAAGCATTATCAAATGCTGGAGGCGACAGCGCCGCAAGACAAGGTACAGACACATTTAAAAATACTTGGAAAACATTAATGGCAGATGCACATGCTGCTGAATCGCAGCACGAATACATTGCTAACAAATACTATGGAGGCGGCCTACGATCAATTAGAAGTAGAACCGGTGTTGATTTATCTTCTAGAACTCCAATTGTAGCTGATGTAATTTGGAGTACAAGTGTCCAACACGGCGCAGGCGGATGTGCAAGAATATTTGAACGTGCATTCCAATCATTAGGAACAACTAATCCTAGCGATCAAGCAATTATTGAAGCAGTATACAGTGAACGAGGAGCAGAAAACGGACAACGATATTTTGGTAGAAGTACTCCTAATGTTAGAGCAAGTTGTGTTAGGCGATTCCAAAACGAAAAGGCTGATGCATTACGATATCTAGCACAGTATCAAGAATCCGCTCCGCGTCCTACACTTACAGCTGGCGACACTGTAGATAGTAATACTCCTACAGTAGGTTAAATACAGTATGAGCGAATTAGAAAAAAATTTATATAAACGAGTTACTGTACCAGCAGTGCCTAAAACTGAATCTGCATCTAGAGCATACCGTGGATTTTCCACAGTATATTCAAATACAAACGATTGGACAGTATACGATTTTGAACTTGTAAAGCAAGATCTTATAAATCATTTTCATATACGCCAGGGAGAAAAATTATCAGATCCAGAATTTGGATGTATAATTTGGGACTTACTATATGAGCCATTTACACAAGAAGTGCAAACTGCTATTATTGAAAATGTAACTCAAATTGTTAATTATGATCCCCGACTACAAGTAACAGAAGTAGTAGTTGATACCTACGATCAAGGTATACAAGTTGAAGCAAGTGTAGTGTTTTTAAACTATAATATTGCTGATACAATGCGTTTTAAGTTTGATCAAAACAATGGCTTAAATTAAATACTCGGTTTATAAATCAGATAAATATCTAAGTATAGAAGGAAGTGCCATGTCATCAACAGATAGACAGTCTAGATTACTAGTAGCTGAAGATTGGAAACGCATTTATCAGACCTTTAGAAATGTAGATTTCCAAAGTTATGATTTTGATAATTTACGCAGAACAATGATTAATTATCTGCGTCAAAATTATCCTGAAGATTTTAACGATTATATTGAATCTAGTGAATTTTTAGCATTAATAGATATGATTTCATATCTAGGACAAAATTTAAGTTTCCGTATTGATTTAAACGCAAGAGAAAATTTTCTTGAAACAGCAGAACGTCGAGAATCAATTCTCCGTCTTGCTCGCATGCTTGCTTACAATCCAAGACGTAATCAGCCTGCCAACGGCTTATTAAAAATATCAACAGTTAAAACTACAGAAACAATATTTGATTCAAACGGTATTAACTTAGCAAATACTGTTATTAAATGGAATGACCAGTCAAACACAAATTATTTTGAACAGTTTATTAAACTTCTAAATGCAGCACTCCCTGTACAAAATACAATTGGTAACCCTTTAAAAACAGCAACTATTAGCGATGTAGTTACACAGCAATATAGATTTAATTCAATTAATACCAAACAAGCGTTATATCCTTTTACAAAACGTATTGAAGGGTCAACTACTAGATTTGAAGTTGTTAGTTCCGATATACAAAATCAAACAATTGTTGAAGAACCGCCACTGCCTGGTAATAGTCCTGCATTCTTGTTTAGAGACGATGGACAAGGTGCAGCAAGTACAAATACTGGTTTCTTTATGCATTTCCGTCAAGGCAAACTTGAAGAAGGTGCATTCAACATATCAAATCCTACACCTAATCAAGCAGTATCTATTGACAGTACTAACATCAATGACAGTGATGTTTGGCTTTATAGTGTAGATGATGCAGGCGTAGAATTGTCAAACTGGACTAAAATTGATTCTGTAGAAGGTAATAACATTATCTATAATAATCTGTTTCAGGGAATAAAAGATGTATTTGCTGTCAGTACTAGAGTAGGCGATAGAATTAGTCTTATTTTTAGTGACGGTGTATTTGGTAATCTTCCTAGCGGAAATTTTAAAACTTATTATAGAACTAGTGCAAACAAATCAATGGTTGTTAGTCCTAGTGCAATTGGCAAAGTTGATATTGAAATAAGATATCAAGGTAGAAATGGCAATAGAGAAACGTTAACACTGGGATTAGAGTTAAAATACACAGTTGCGAATTCAAATACAAGTGAATCTAACGACGAAATTAGAACAAATGCTCCTGCTACATATTATACTCAAAATAGATTAATTACTGGTGAAGACTATAATATCGGACCGCTTGCTATTAGCCAAGATATTATCAAAACTAAAAGCACTAATAGAATTAGTGCAGGAATAAGCAGATATTTTGATCTGAAAGACACTAGCGGAAAATATAGTAACACAGACTTATTTTCTACAGATGGCATTATATATAAAGAAGAGTTTATCGAAAAAACTAAATTTAGTTTTAATACTCAAAGTGATATTGAAGGCATAATCAATAACACTGTTGAAAATATACTGTCGACTACATATATGAGAAATTTTTATCTAGATAAATTTCCTAGAAATATTGTAAGTGATCTAAATATTAGCTGGAAAGCAGCAACTACAGCAACAAATAACTTTACAGGCACATTGACAGATATTGATGATGTGGTAGTTGCAGTGGGTTCTTTTACTGCAAATAGTTTAAAGTTTGTTGAAGCAGGATCGCTAGTTAAATTTGTAGCACCAACTGGGTCATATTTTGATGCCAATAATAACATTGTAGTCGGAACTCCTGTAAAAAAGAATACTAAAAGTTATATCTGGACAAAAATAATAAGTGTTCAAGATGACGGAAAATTAATTGACGAAAACGGCTTTGGAGCAATTACTATTAATGATAATGTTCCAACAGGCGCTCTACTACAAGAAATTGTTCCAAAGTTTAGTAGAGCACTAACTGATGATATTAAAGCACAATTAATTGATCAAACATTTAACTATAATGATTATGCATTAAGATATGATGCTACTGCTAGACAGTGGAAATTAGTTCTTGCAGAAAATATTAACATATCAAATGCATTTGCTGTTGGTAAAACAGGAGATGTTAGTGGACAGAATCTCGATGCAAGTTGGTTATTAAATTTTAAAACTGATGGACAAACATATGAAATAACATATAGAAATTTGCGGTTTGTATTTGAAAGTGATACTCAAATCAAATTTTTCTTTGATAGTGCAGACAAGGTTTACGATACTAATACAGGTAAGACTTATAGAGATAAAATTGATATCTTAAATATTAATAACAAGCAAGGGTCGACTGATTCGTTTACTAGAGATTTTACTTGGTCCATCCAAGATGCATACAGAGATGCTGAAGGCTACGTTGATACTAAAAAAATTATAGTTACATATTTAGATTCAGACGATGACGGCGTAGTTGATGATCCTGAGCTGTTTAGTATATTAGTTGATTATAGTAATGAAGAAATTGACAGTGAAGATAAAATAATTTTTCAAAAGAGATATTATACAACAGACGGCGTAGAAAGCTATAAGTATTTTCCAAACGAATCTAATACTGTATTAATTGTAGCTAATGAATCAGCAATTGCTCCATATAGTGCAAGAACAGAAGGACAAGTATTTTATCTACTTGAAGAAAAGGTGTTTAAAATTTTAAACAAGTCTCTTAATAATACGTCTTTAAATATTGATTATAAAGCATATGAAGGCAGAGCAAATTTAAAGTTTCACTATTCTCATGTTGCTGATAGCAATTATAGAATAGATCCGGCAGTAAGTAATATTATTGATACGTTTGTTTTAACAAAGTCTTATGATGTGCAACTTAGAAGATGGCTTAAAGAAGAAAACACAATTAAACCACTTCCGCCAAGTAATGACGAACTATATAGATCATTTGGATCTAAACTTAATGCAATTAAGTCTATAAGTGATGAAATAATATATCATCCTACACAGTATAAAATATTATTTGGTAGCAAAGCAAATTCTGATTTGCAAGTAACTTTTAAAATTGTAAAAAATAGCGAATTAGTTACAAACAATAATGAACTCAAAGCTGATATTATTAGTGCTATTGATAAATTCTTTGCACTTGAAAATTGGGACTTTGGCGAAACGTTTTACTTCCAAGAATTAAGTACATATGTGTTATCTCAATTAAGACCAAAATTAGTTAGCTTTTTGATGGTACCTAAACAAGAAACACAGTCATTCGGTAGTTTGTTTCAAATCAAATCAGAACCAAACGAAATATTAATCAGTGGTGCAACAGTTAATGATATTCAAATCATTGACGAAATTACCGCAGCATCTCTTCAGGCATCAGGAAATGTTATCCAATCGTCTGATAATACAAATTATACGGAAATAAAAAGCAGTGCAAGTACTGGAACTACATATTCAACTACAAATACATCAACAGGTGCCAGTAGTTCAACAAATTCAACAGGTGGAGGCTATAGCTACTAATGGCTAATAATGATCAAAACGAAACCAATCAAGGTAACAGTAAAGTTACTAGTAGTGATTTTCTTCCTAAGTTTTTTAGAACCACAGCAAACCAAAAGTTTTTACAAGCAACGCTAGACCAGTTAATACAACCGGGCGAAGCAGAAAAAATTGAAGGTTATTTTGGTAGAAAGACTGCTAAAGCATATACAACTAATGATAATTACATTTCTGACGTATCTGATGATAGAGAAAATTATCAACTAGAGCCTGCTCTAATTTCTAAAGACGAGTTTAATAATGTTACTTTTTATAAAGACTACAATGATTATATTAACCAATTAAAAGTATTTGGCGCTGACACTAGAGATCATAGTATATTAAATAGTCAAGAATTTTATAGTTGGAACCCAAATATTGATTGGGATAAGTTTGTAAACTTTCGTGAATATTACTGGTTGCCAAACGGTCCTCAAACAGTAAATGTTAGAGGACAAGCAAGGTCAGTAACTAGCACGTATACAGTAACACTAGAAGATCAAGGTGACAATAAAGCATATGTGTTTAACGATGGATTAACAAGAAATCCTACACTTAAACTTTATAGAGGACAAACATATAGATTTGAAGTAGATGTTCCAGGACATCCGGTTGCATTTGCTATTAGTAGAACATTTACACCAGGTACAGCGATTCTTGTTGCAGGTTCTGAAGGCATTAGGTCTAATGGAATATATGACGGAACATTGTATGATGAAGTTGATGCTAATTATGATTTAGGAGATTTTGTTGTTCTTCCTAGCGGTGGCAGTGTGTCTTTTGATGAAGACGAAAATGTAAGCACAATTTATTCAGACGGCATTCGCAAGTTAGGCGAAGAAGGCGAAGAAGTTGCTACGGTATATCTTGAAAAAGGCGTTATAGAATTTACAATTCCAGACAACGCACCTGATAGATTATACTACATCAGTAAAAATAATATTGATACTAGTGGATATGTTAGAATAGCTGATATTGAAGAAAATACATTCTTAGATATTGCCGCAGAAATTATTGGTAAAAAGAATTATACAAGTGCAAATGGTGTTGAACTATCTAATGGAATGAAAATTAGATTCCAAGGCGATGTTACACCTGCAATATATAACACTAATGATTGGTATGTAGAAGGCGTCGGAGATAAAATTAAATTAATCAAAGATGTTGACTTAATTATTCCAGCAGTATATTCAGATAAAGTATTAGTTCCGTTTGGAACAGATGCATTTGATACACTTCCTTTTAGTGATGCTACAAGTTATGCAGCGAATAAAGATTATCTTGTTATTAACCGTTCAAGTCCTGACAAAAATGCATGGAGTCGTTATAATAAATGGTTCCATAGAACTGTAATTCGAGCAAGTGCTACATATAATAACACTGAATTATCTCTTGATGAAGCATCGCGAGCAAAGCGTCCAATTATTGAATTTGAAGCTGGTTTAAAACTAAACAAATACGGAAGTTTTGCAAAGCAAGATGTTGACTTAATTGATACTGTTACTGTTGATGCATTTTCAAATATACAAGGACAAATTGGATACAGAGTAGATGGTACCAACTTAGCAGAAAATATGAGAGTGCTGTTTACAGCAGATACTGACATATTAGTTAATGGTAAAATTTATCTTGTTAAGTTCATTACCATTGGTAATAAAAGACAAATTAATTTGGTCGAAGCTGAAGATACTAATCCAAATGTTTTAGAAACTGTGTTAGTTACTCAAGGTGTTAAAAATGCTGGTAAAAGTTACTATTATGACGGTACGTCTTGGAAATTAGGACAAGAAAAAACAAAATTAAACCAGCCACCATTATTTGAAGTATTTGATATTGATAAAAATAGTTTTAGTGATTCTACAGCATATAGTGCAACAACATTTGCTGGCACAAAATTGTTTAGTTATAGAGAAGGTGCTGGAACAATTGATGCTGAATTAGGATTTCCATTATCATATAGGAATATCAATAACAGTGGCGACATTGTGTTTGATTTTAATTTATTAACTGATAAATTTTCTTATGAACTAGGAACAGATTATTATAATAAATCAATCAATCCAGGCTTTATTAAAAAATATAAAAATTTAACCGAGTTTGAGTGGACCAATGGTCTAACAAACAAGCCTAAAAAGAGTATACAAAAAGTACTACGTCAGTATGATGTAACAGAAGACGAGTTACAAACTTTTGAAATAGACGTGTATAGCGAAGCCGGCACGCTCACTGATATAGTTGTTAATGTATTTGTTAATAATAAGCTAACAAAAGATTATGTGTTAGACAGAACTAATAAAAAATTATTAGTAGTATTTAATAATGAACTAAAAGAAAATGACATTGTTCTTATCAAAACAAAAACATCTCAAGCAAAGAAAAATGTTAATGGGTATTATGAATTTCCGATTAACTTTGAACGTAATCCAAAAAACGAAGACTTTAGTGAATTTACACTAGGTGAAGTTATTGATCATGTCGACACAATGATTGAGGATTTACAAGATTTTTCGGGCGAATATCCTGGAAAAAGCAATCTTAGAGATTTAGGAGATGTTGATAATTACGGAAAGCGTTTTGTTAAGCATAGCGGATCTATCAACTTATCTGCTTATCATATTACTAACAAAAAATATAATCTAGTTAAGTCATTAGATTATAGCAGAAGAGAATATGCTAGATTTAAAAGAAACTTTTTAGACGCAGCAGTAAACTTAGGAGTAGAAACTGAAACTAAGCAGCATGTTGATTTAATATTACAAGATTTAAATAAAGACAAATTAAAAACCGAACCGTTTTATTTTAGTGATGCACTTGGATACCAATCTGCTAACATTATAGAATATGAAATCTTAGATGTTCGTACAAAAAGTTATGCATTATCTCAAGAATTTAATCTTTCAGAATTGTCAACTAGAAGTGTAAATGTCTATATAAATGGAACACAACTAATCCATGGTGTCGATTACAATTTTAATAATGTTGGATTTGTAGATATTTTTGCTGACTTTATTAAAGAAGGTGACAACCTAACAGTTTATGAATATTCAACTACAGATGGTACATTTATACCACCAACACCTAGTAAGTTAGGATTGTATCCTGCTTATGCACCTGAAATAACGTATGACGATACTTTTAGGCCAGCGCCTGAAAATGTTCCAGTTGACGGAACTGCTTATAAAATTTATGCACAATCAGAAGAAGGATTTAATGCAGAAGGTAAAATAGGCTGGTTCTATCCTTTATATACAACTATAGCCGCTGCAAAAGCAGCAGATATTGATGCTGGAGGAACCGGCGCTGCACATCAACATATGTTTAAAGGATCTAATATAATTCTTTACATGCCAACTGTTGGTGCAAACCATGCAACTATTGACACTACAATTTACGATGAATATCCAATTGGGCAAGCAATGGTAAGAGGACATGACGGAAGTTATGTTAGATGTTATCAAGATTTTAGAGATAATCTATTAGTTGAATTAGAAAAACGTTTATTTAATAATATTAAAGTTACTTACAATTCAGATATTTTTAACGTTCATAAATTTATAGGCGGCGAGTATAGAAATAGTGATTATACTAGAGAAGAAGTCAATAGTAGTTTATTAAGGACATTTGCAGATTGGCTGTCAATCATTGATAATGATTACACAGATAATTATTTTTATCTTAGACAAGACGAGTTTACGTTTAATTACAACTCGATGAAATCTACAAATGGCAATACTCTTCCTGGATTTTGGAGAGGCATATATCAAAATGCATTTGATACTGACAGACCTCATACACATCCTTGGGAAATGCTAGGATTTACTGTAAAACCGAGTTGGTGGAATGAAGTATATGGTCCTGCTCCTTATACTGGAGATAACTTACTGTTATGGGAAGATTTAGAACAAGGCAAAATTGCCGAACCTGGAAACATAAGATATAATAATAATTATGTTCGTCCTGGATTAACTAATCATATACCTGTAGACAGTTTAGGCTTTTTAAAAAGTCCACTAAGATCAAATTTTCTTGATAACTTTGAATTAAGATCAACAAGTAACAATTTTAGTTTTGGTGACTGGGCTCCTGTTGAAAATGCATGGCGCCGCAGTGCAGAATATCCATTTGCTGTATTAACTTCGATGGTACTTAATAAACCTGCCGAAACAATTGGCATTGGCTTTGATATTAGTAGAATACAAAAGAATTTTGCAAATCAATATATCTATAATCCTACTAGTAAAGTACTTCAAATAGAAGAATTGCTTTTACCTAATACAGTTCAGTCTTCACAGCGTGTAATGACAGCAGGCTTAGTAAACTATGTTTCTAATTTAATTTCGAGTAATGTATTAAAGGTATATGAAGATTACAAAACAGAACTAAAATCGTTATCTAATCAATTAGGATTGAAGATTGCTGGTTTTACAGATAAAGATAAAGTAAATGTGATACTAGACAGTAGAAGCATTGTTGAAGATCAAAGTCAAGACGGCGTTTTTGTTCCAGCAGAAAATTATGATGTGTTTTTAAACACAAGTTCTCCAACTGATTTAATTACTTACAGTGGCATTGTTGTAGAAAAATTAGCTAACGGGTTTGTTGTAAGGGGCTACAGTAAAAATAATCCATATTTTGATTATTATGAACCTAGTGCATCTGCTAAGTCGCCTGTAATAACTGTAGGCGGCGTTAGTGAAGTAACTACAGAGTGGCAGTCTAATACTCCATACCTTAAAGGACAAGTAATTGATAATGCAGGAAAGTATTTTAGAGTTAATACTTCATTTACTACCGGAACTACCTTTACTAGAGAAAATCTATCTCAGCTATCATCATTGCCAGTAGTTGGCGGCAAAAGCGCTGAGTTTAAAAAGAATTTTAACAAACAACAAATTCTTAGAGTACCGTATGGCCACAGATTTTCAACAAGTCAAGAAGTTGTTTCTTTCATGCTTGGATACAACGAAAGATTAAAAGACTTAGGATTTAATTTTAATAATACACAAGACGGATCACAAATTGATGATTGGAATGATGCTGCTAAAGAATTTTTATTCTGGACAACACAGGGCTGGGCAAGCGGCACTGTACTATCTTTAAGTCCTAGTGCCAACAGATTGCAGTTTGATAAACCGTATCATGTTGTCGACGACTTATCTGACCCGTTTTATGGATATTCGATACTTGATGAAAATGCAAACCCTTTAGATCTTAAGTTTAACAGTATGTTAAGAGATCAAAACAGTTTTGGTATCGAAGTTGTTAATACAGATCACGGTCTTTATCATGTAGCATTGCCAGTAGTCCAAAAAGAACATGTTTTATTGTTTGATAACAAGACAGTATTTAATGATATCATTTATCAACCATCAACTGGTTATAGACAAGAAAGATTAAAAATTAATGCATATAGAACAGACAATTGGCAAGGCGGATTTAATGTTCCTGGGTTTATTTTTGATGATGCAAAATATACTGCTTGGAAAGAATATCAAGATTATCAAATTGGAGACATGGTAAAACATAGACAATATTATTATGTTGCTACTCAAAATATTGTTGGTAGTTCTAATTTTAATAGCAATGTTTGGTTTAGACTAAGTGAAGAACCTGAAAAGAAATTATTAACAAACTTTGATTATAGAATTAATCAATTTATGGACTTCTATGATTTAGATAGCGCAGGTTTCGATAAGTCACAGCAAGAATTAGCACAGCATTTGATCGGATATCAAAAGAGACAATATCTTGCTAATATTATAAATGATGATGTCAGCCAATTTAAATTTTACAATGGATTTATTCAAGATAAAGGCACTATGAACGCAGTTACTAAACTGTTTGATTCATTATCAGATAACGAAGAAGATAAGATACAACTATATGAAGAATGGGCAGTACAACTTGGTAGATACGGATCTACAGAAAACGAAAAACAACTTGAATACAAATTAACAGACAAGAAGTTAGAAGAAGCACCACAAATATTTGAACTTACAAATACTGTTCCAACAGATATTGACAAAATTTATAGAATATATCCTAGTGATGTATTTGATAAACCTGATACTTATATACATACTTCTGCATTTCCTGAAACTGTTCCACAAGAATATCTTAAAACAGGCGGCTATGTAAATCCTGACGATGTTACGTTTACTGCATACGACAAGTATGAATTACTTGATGCTGATGTAAATAAAATTGAATTAGGGTCATATATTTGGTTAATTGAAACAGGAAATGATGATTGGAATGTTTACCAATTAATTGATACCAAAGTAGTAGCAACAGCATTAGTAGTTGACACTGGTAGATTTAGTGATAAGGGCGAACCTATTAATGAATTAACTATAAACAAGTGGGCAAAAAATAACATCGAAGCGGGCGACTTGTTTGGAGTTATCGGAGCAGGCGCTGTTGGACTAGACGGAATTTATGAAGTTGAAAGCACGGATCTAAATAAAGTTTATTTTATAAATGAACAAATAAGCACCACAGCGTTCTCAGACAAAGAGCTTGCTATAGTAAAACTAAGATCAGTAAGAATAAAATCACAAAGTGGTGCAGTTACACAAGATATAAACAATTTACTTACCGGCACACAGTATAAAGATCAACGTATATGGGTTGATGATTATGCACCGGGATGGTCGGTATTTGAAAACAATCCAGTTTATTCTCAGAGACAGGTAATAACTAATCCTAGCGATTGGGATAGTTCGGACCAAGAATTTGGCAATGTAATGGCTTCGAGTGCTGATAATAGAACACTAGTAGTTGCTGCACCAAACGATGAAAATGGCAAAATTAATATATATGTGAGAAGTAGAGAAAGTAACAACTTTGTTATTAATCAAGAAATTAGATTTACTAATGATTCGTTATTTGATATTACAGGATCAAGATTTGGAGAAAGTGTTGACATATCTCCAGATGGAGAATATATTGTAGTTGGTGTACCAAATGCATCTAATGTAAAAACAAAACTTACTGGAGAATTTGATCCAACTGTAACATATACAAAGGGAGATATTGTTAAATTTAGAGAAAGTTTATGGCAGGCTTTGAGAACTATTAATCCAGAAACTGGATCGAAAACATTTTCAACATTTGATAACTATCAAAATTTAATATCGACTGAAGACGTAGATTCAACAGATACTACATTGTTAGTATCAGGAGATCCAGGATTAGAAAACAATTTTGTTGATCACATATTAGTACGTGCTCCACAAGATATGTACCTAGGTACAAAGGGAAGAGACTTTACTCAAACTAGAGAAAGCGGCGAGTTTGCTGGAGATACAGTTAACTTATATTGGCAAGAACGTAGTTATGCTAACCCTACTCTAGACACATACCAACCCTTTGACAATGCCTACCCGCAAATTAATCAAGCATGGCTAAGTAGCTCACATGAAATTATATATAAAGTTGATTATATTCTACAAGTGCAAACATTTATTTCGCTTCCTGAAGTTGGAGATTTTGTAACTACTACAACAGGTAGAGCCGAAGTAGTTTATGCTGCAAGATCCGGCGATAGTGCAGTAATTTACGTTAAAGATACAAACGGTACAATAGCAATTACTGGTGAATTGTTTATTGACGACAAAGATTTTGTTGGTTTATATACTTTAGAAAATACATATTCAACAAGTAACGCAGTAGGCGGATATTGGTTAATTAAGACATACAATACTACACAGGCACCATTATCTACATGGACGGCAGAAGAATCTGATGCAAATGGATTTGTTTACGATAATAAGACTACATGGTATGATGTTGGCCGCGGTCTTGTTTATGCAGATGTTAGATTAGCTGAAAGTTCACGTGATCTCAATGTGTATTATAATGTTCAAGATACTGTTGCTGATATTGGTACATATGTATTAAACAAAAATAATACAAGTTTTATAACACAACTTTCGTATAGAGGTGATCCCGGAGATATCGAAGCATTCCAGCCATCTAACAAATGGCTTGCACGAGTTGGTAAAGAATTTTCAGATACATTAATCGGAAATGAAACATTTAATTTCCGAGTATATGATACTACAAGATTTGTTGATTATAGTAATGCTTTCCTTGCAAGTGAATTAATTAATAAGTCTCAAACTATTATTGATATGTGGGATGGTTATATTGATTTTAAATTTACTCGATTTGATGCATCAGGAAATGTATTTGAACCTGCAATAGGAGATGTATTAGTAGATGTGCAAACACCTAGTGACGGCTCAGGCGGCCTTGCAGCCAGTAGTTTGGATGCTACTAGTGCAGCAGAAGTTGTGTTTTATCAGCGTAATTTTAACAGTGTTAGAGTTTACGTAAAGTTATTAACTTCTTATAATGGTGTTACATATAGCGGAAAATTTGAAGAAGCTAATAACATTGGTAGATATGAAATCAAACGTCTTGCTAACGAAAGCGAAAGAGGCACAGGTGATGTTGATAGAATTATTGGACAGGTTGACGATTCTGATAATCAAATAGCAGTAGGTACTTCAAAAGTAGGAAAATTATTAGTATTTGAAAACTCAGTTGATTTTCAAAACACTAACTTAACTTGGGACAACACTCCTGCGTTAATTGATGAAGAGTATTATTTCTTTAACGAAACTATCGAAAGTGGAATAAAAAAGGAATCAAATCCTCCATATAGTTTAAATAAAGATTATCGACAGTTATATAATCTTCCAACAGATCCAACTGGCACAGCTAGTGGTAATTTAGACGAAGGCGCTATAGTAATATATAGAAGACAGACCGACAACACTTATGTATTACAAAAAACTCTTGCAAGTATTAATAGTACAGCTGATAGAAAGTTTGGATCTAAGATAAGAATAGTGCAATCTAACAAATACTTTACTTTATTAGTTGGTACTAGAGGTGTTGATGCAGCAAGTGAAACAATTAATACAGGGCGCAGAGAACATCCAGGCGAAATTGAAATTTTCCGTAACGGAGTTATTGATGCAGAAAATGTTAGTGGCTTCCAACTAAGGGCATATACTACTGACGAAGTTGTTATTTACAAAGACGAATACTACAAAGCTATACGACCAGTAGTGTCAGGAGTATTCCCAACTGATCCAGTTTACTGGAATAATATAAGTTGGAGATATGGTAAAGATATTAATTATCTCGGAACCTGGGACAATACATATAGTTACGCAGAAGATAACATTGTATTAAAAGATGGATTGTTGTATAAAGCAAAAACTAATATTGCTGAAGATGCAGAATTTACTGTTACTGATTGGACCTTACTTGATTCTAAAGTAGATTATTTAGGTTATATTCCAAACCTTACAGTCCAAAAATTATATGATGAAGCAGTATTTGATCCTGGTAATATTGCAGACTTTAGTCAAACATTTGATATAAGTGCTGACGGACAAGTTATAATTGTAAAAGCAAATCTTATATCCACAGATAGTACTACACAAAAACGAATAGTAGTTTATAGAGAAGCAGATGACAAATATCAAGTATCGCAGATAATTGAATCGCCGAACGATACTACTTCGTGGGGAGAAAATATAAGCCTAACACCAAAAGGCGATAAATTTGCTATCAGTGCATCACTTAATGACCAGAATGGTATTGATAGTGGCATAGTTTATGTTTATAAACAAGTAAACGGTATATTTGTATTAGATCAAACTATAACTTCACCACAGAATGAAATTGCAGAACAATTTGGTTATGCATTAGACTTTGGCGACAATAATCTAGTAATTTCAAGTTTAAATGGCGATCAAAAAATTCCAACAACTTTTGACAGCCAAGAAACAACGTTTGATAATAATTTTACTGAATTTAGAAATATCAAACTCGACAAAGGTGTTGTATATGTTTACGAAAATAGAGAAGCTGGCGCACTTTATAGCGAGCAAATAATTTATCCTTCAGTTCAAGCAACATTTGGTGAAAATTTGTATACTTTTGGCAATCACATTTATGTTGGTATACCGCAACAATCATCCGGAGTATGGGATTCAGATGGCGGATCTAACAATGTTGGAGCATTAGACGGATACAGAGGTCAAGTAGTTGACTTTAGAAAAAATGTTGATACAGCTGGGTGGAAAGAAATTGATGCACAAGTATTGCCAGTTGATGTTGATAAGATTTCTGGAGTAACACTTTATAACAGTAGAACAAATGAATTTATTACACGTTTAGACTATATTGATCCATTGCAAGGAAAAATTGCTGGTGCAGCAGAACAAGAAATTGACTATAAAGCAGGTTTTGATCCAGCAGTTTATAATACTGGATTAGTAAATGACTTCCTTGTAGATCCTGATAGATATTGGGGTAAAGAACATGTAGGCGAAATATGGTGGGCCACTGATTCTGCTAGATTTACATATCCTTATAGAGGTTCAACTAATGATCAAAAACGTGATTGGAATAAACTAATCCGTGGATCGAGTATTGATATTTTTGAATGGGTAGAAAGTGATTACATTCCTCAAGTATGGGATGATCTTGCCGATACAGATAACGGGTTACGTCTAGGAATAAGCGGCCAAAGTGTTTATGGTAATACACGTTATTCAACACAGTTAACATATGACAACATTGGACAAACGTTCCGTGCAAAATATTATTTCTGGGTTTTAGGCAAGCGCACCAAACCAACTGATTACAAACCTAAAAGAAAACTTAATACTATTGACATTGCTAATCTAATTGAAGATCCTAGATTACAAGGTTATAAATTTGTTAGTTTTATTAGTAAGAATAAATTTATTCTAAATAATTGTAACGACTTAATCCAAGGCGATGATGTTGTAATACAAATTAGATATAAACAAGATCTTGAAAATAATATTAATAGACACAATGAATATCAAATAGTAAGCGAAGGTTTAGAAACTAGTACAATACACCCTGATATTGAACGCAAGTGGTATGATAGTTTAATTGGGTTTGATACTAATCTTAGACCTGTTCCTGACACAGCTATTCCATCAAATAAAAGGTATGGAGTTCAAAACAGACCAAGACAGGGAATGTTTAAAAATCGCTTTGAAGCACTAAAACAGACTATTGAGCGTGTGAATATTAGATTAGCAAGTGAGTTGTTAATTGATAGCTACGATTTATCAGATTTGCTATCAAAAGAAGCTCCGCCTACAAGTGTATCTAGTCAGTACGATGTTGCAATAGCATCGTACGACGAATTGCGTTTTGTAAGTACAAATAAAATAGTGCAAGCTGATATTGATTTAATTATTAGTAATGGTAGAATTATTAGTGCTAATATTATTAATCCGGGCAGGGGATATAAAGTTGCACCATCATATCAGCTTGAGGGAGAAGGAAGCGGCGCAATAATTAACTTTACTATTAATAATTTAGGACAAATTACTAGTGTTAATATTGATAATGCCGGTTCAGGATATTTAGACTCAACAAGATTAATTATAAGACCGTTTAGTGTTTTAGTTAATGCAGACTCTAATGTTTTTGGCAAATGGGCAGTATATAGCTGGAACGGAACTAAATGGTTTATTAGTAGCATTCAAGATTATGATGTAACAAATTATTGGGAATACCAAGACTGGTATGCAGATGAATTTAACCAATTTACTACTATCAATTACACAATAAAGGGAACATATTTACTTCCTTCACTTGATGCAAATGTAGGTGATATTATTAAGGTCGATTCTACTGGTTCCGGAGGCTGGATATTACTTCAACGTACATCTACAATTGTAGGCGATGATTACACTCAAAGTCATAAAGTAGTTGGCAGACAAAACGGTACAATACAGTTTAAAGAAAGTTTATATAACTACAGCACAAATGCAGTAGGGTTTGATAATAGATCTTTTGATAGTTATTTTTATGATAATAATCCAGTTAGAGAACTAAGAATCATATTACAAACTCTTAGAGATAAGCTACTGATAGGTACGCTAAAATCAGAATATAATAATTTATTCTTTGTTGGCGTAAGATATGCAATGGCCGAACAGCCTGGCATTGACTGGATCTTTAAAACTAGTTTTGTTAAGGCAAAATATAATGTAAGCGAATTAAGAAATGACGTAACATTTAACAGTGATAATTTACAAAGTTTTGAAGATTACTTAAAAGAAGTAAAACCGTATAAAACTAAGATCAGAGAATATATTAATGTTTATAATAAAGTTGAACCTACAAATACAAGTGTAACTGATTTCGATTTACCGCCGTATTACAGCATAAGTGATGGTGGTATTATTCCTAATCAGGCAGTGTTTAGTTCAGGCACTATTATTAATAGTACTAACGAATTTGAAACATATCCTAAAAAACATTATATTGACAATGTTGGATACGAATTAACTGAAATTAAAATTAAAGACGGCGGCAGCGGCTATACGTTTGAACCTAAGATTACTATTGTAGGAAATGCAACTAGACCTGCAACAGCTAAAGCCTACCTTGGTTATGGTAAAATTACTTCAATAAAAATTACCGATCCTGGAAAAGGTTATCTTACAACGCCTGCGGTTGTTATTGAAGGGTCTCAAAATGAAAATGCTACTCCTGCAAAGCTAAGTGCTATATTAGGAAATAGTCCAATTCGAACTGCACACATGCGTGTTAAGTTTGATAGAATAAACAAGTCAGTGTTTATTGAAGAACTACTAGAAACGCAGACATTTAGTGGCACCGGTGCAAAATCAGTATTTAATTTAGAATGGCCAATGGATTTAGACCGTAAAAAAGTTAAAATTACGATAGACGGTGTTGAAATGCTCCGTAGTACATATACCTATAAGAATATTGAAAATAATGATAAAACTTACTCGCGCCAGCAAGGACAAATTACATTTGTAGAATCTCCTAAACTAAATGCAGTAATTTCTGTGGAGTATTATAAGCCAATAGATATGTTAATGGCAACTGACAGAATTCATCATTTTTATGAACCAGTAACTGGAATGTTAGGTAAAGATTTTGCACAGCTAATGAAAGGCATTGACTATGGCGGAGTTGAAGTTAAATCAATTGATTTCTCAGGTCCATCAGGATGGGATACTGTTGGCTGGTACACCGATACATGGGATACATTTGATACTACATATGAAGACGAAGTATTCACAGCAGATGGAAGTACAATCTTTGTTGAGCTAAGTAAGCCTTTAGAAAATAACGTTACATATAATGTTTATTTAGGAACATCAGGTAGTGTTAATTTAACAAGAATTGATGATGTTAATTATGGTACAGATCAACAAGTTAATCAAGATGCTATTATAAGCAGTATTATTGGCGATGGTGTAACTACTGTTATTGATTTAGATGATTTGGGCATTGCATTTGGAGACGGTGATACACTAATTATAAGAAAAACTACTAGTGATGGTAGTATTGTTCCAGATCCTACTAGTTATGATACACAATTAAGTGGCGGCGATTTACCATATACAACTGCTAAAGGGGTAAATGCCGAAGATATTATAGTTGACGGCGACGGATTTGTAAATCCAATTACACATGCAGGTCCAGAAGAACTAATTCCTGGATTAGTTACTGATGCACTTGACATTAAAGTCTATACAAGAGACTCGTCAGGCAATGGAGTAATATACAGCCAAAGTTATACAACAGATGGGATAGCCACTAAGTTCTCATTAGGTACAACACCTTCGACTAAAGATGCAGTTTTAGTTAAAGTAGATGACATATTAGTCGAAGATACTACATACAATATTAATTGGAACACAAACGAATTAACATTCAATGTAGCACCTGCAGCCAATCAAGAACTAAACATTATTAGTCAATCTATTGGCACACAAAGTTTATTAGATTACGGAAAATATACTACAGACGGATCTACAACTGAAGTTATAACAACTGTTGATTGGATTAATGGTGCTAGTGTAAGTGCTAGTGTTGACGGCGAAGTATTAGATACGGTAGTATTTAATAGTAACGAAGAAGGATACGACTTACCAAATGCAAAAGTTGGTATTAGATTCCCTGAAACATTGTTAGAAGGCAGAGTAGTACATTATGCAGTATTCAGTGATGATACAGTTGTAAATTATAGTAGAATTATTACTAATAATTTTACTGGCAACGGCATCCAAACAGCATTTGTATTAGAGGATGTACCATTTACAGCAATTCCGTTAGAACATAAAATTATGGTAAAGGTTGGAAATAAGATTCTTAACCCTGGATATAATATTAAATTTACTATTCCAGAAAATAATCAAAGAACGTATAAGTTCGAAACGTTCCAGCAGTCAATTGGTAGCTTAGATGTTGAAGAATTAAAAGTATACTTAAACGGTGTTGAAATCCAATCACCTGTTGAATGGCGTTATGATGTTGCTAATGCAACAATCTTATTAACTGATGATACTGGTGCTCCGGGAGACACTGTTGAAATATTTGCTATTGCAGATGGTGAATATGCGTTTGGATATTTAAACAGCGAAGGTGTATGGATAGATACTCCGGGAACATTGTATTTTGATACTGCACCTGCACTAAATGAAAAAATAGAAATATTACAATTTAGTAATCATGACATTCTTGGTATTGAACGAATTAATTATGATGTAGTTAATAGAAGTTCAACAGATGTACCAAGTGAACTTAAAACATATAGATTGTTAAAATCTGGAACTATTACATTACGTAATCCAGCAGTTGATGCGCAGTATGTTTGGGTAAGTAAGAATGGAGAATTGTTAACACCGAGTGTAGATTATTATGTAACAGATGATAGACAGCAAATTAAACTAACTGTTCGTCCTAGTGATAATGATGTAATAGATGTGTTACATTTTACAGCGCCAGTTGGTATTCCTAAATTTGCATACAGACAATTTAAAGATATGCTTAATAGAACACACTTCAAGCGTCTTGATAAAGCAGAAGTTAGATTACGCCAAGCACTTAACTATTATGATTTGCGTATTGAAGTTGATAATGGAGCACTTCTTGCAGAACCTAACAAAGGCCAAAATATGCCTGGTATAGTATTCATCAACGGTGAACGTATAGAGTATTTTGTTAAAGAAGAAAATACACTGCGTCAGTTACGTCGAGGAACACTTGGAACCGGAGTTAAAGATATACATGAAATAGGGTCAAAAGTTTATGATCAAAATATAAGCAAAACTGTTCCGTATCAAGATATTACAGTAAGTAAGTCGTTTGTTGCAGACGGCGTTGCTGTTGACTTCGAACCCGGCTTTACAATAGACAATATTAATGAAGTTGAAGTGTTCGTTGCTGGTACAAGAATGCGCAAAGCAGCAATTCAAGTATTTGATCCTACTCTAGCACTTGACAGTACCGACGGAGATGTAACTTCTGATGCAGAATTTACAGTTGATAATAATATAGTAACATTAGCAACTGCACCTGCTGATAATGTACAAGTAATGATAGTAAAGAAAACAGGAGCACTTTGGAGCAACCTTGGAACCCAGTTAGCACAGACAGAAAATTCAATTGCAAGATTCTTACGTGCAGGCACAAGTGAGTTACCAGAATAAATACAGTATAGGAAAAGTGATGAGTAACATGCAAGATAACAATAATTTTTTAGTGCAAGGACATATTAAAATCTTTGACCCTGAAACTCAAGAAGTGCTAGTAAACAAGCGCAATGCAATACATTATGAAAATATGAGTATTGCAATGGCAGAAAGTTTAGGCAATGCGGGTCAGGGTTATATTACTAGTATGAGCTTTGGCAACGGCGGCACAAGTGTTGACCCAACAGGTATTATTACATACCTAACACCAAACAGTACAGGTACAAATGCTAGTTTGTATAATCAAACTTATACAAAAATTGTTGATGACAGAAATGTTAACAACACAGACCCAGCACGTAATAAAATAGAAACACGGCATTTAAGCGGAACAAATTACACAGACATTGTTGTAAGTTGTTTATTAGATTATGGCGAGCCTAATGGTCAGCAAGCATTTGATACAGCAACCGATGCAAACAACGCATATGTGTTTGACGAGCTAGGATTACGTAGTTATAGTGCAAGCGGAACAGGAAGATTGCTAACTCACGTTATTTTCCATCCTGTACAAAAGTCGCTTAATAGATTAATTCAAATTGACTACACTGTGCGTGTACAAAGTTTAACAGGTTAAGGAATACAATATGGCATACGAAATAAACTATACTGACTCTGTTAACAAAGGCACAATTGTTATCGAAGATGGTACACTTAATCAAGAAACTAGTTTAAGGTTTCCGGGCAGGCAGCGTACCGATTATGGACAAGCAATTAGTGAAAACTTCCTACATTTATTAGAAAATTTTGCTAATTCGTCTGCACCTAACAGTCCAGTTGAAGGGCAGCTTTGGTATGATAATACAGACGGAGTTGATCAACTTAAAATATATGACGGAACTAATTGGGTAACGGCAGGCGGATTAAAAAAGGCTGCTACTGCTCCTGAAGTTGCAAATTCAAACCCAGGAGACTTATGGGCTAATACTGATACACAACAATTATATTTGTTTACTGGTTCAAATTGGATTTTAATCGGACCTGAATTTAGCGACGGATTGCTTACTGGTACATCAGCTGATAATATCTTAGGCGATGACGATAGAGCATATAATATATTAACAGTTAAAATTGAAGATTCTGTTGCTGCTATTTTTAGTGCGCAATCATTTATTCCTAAAACAACAATTCCGGGATTTAGAACAGGTATTAATGCAGGTTTAAATTTAAGCACCGAGGCATTAGTTGGTACAGAAGTACTTAAATATTATGGAACTGCTGAAAAGGCCGAAAGCCTTATTGTTGCAGGAGAAACAATAGCTGCATCAAACTTTTTAAGAGGAAATGCAAGTTCAACAACAAACTTTGATCTTAAAGTTAAAAACAATGCAGGCATACAAGTAGGCTCCGGCGGACAATTAAGTGTGTTTATTAGTGGCGAAGCTGGTGTTATTCAACATAATACTTCTGGCGCAAATATTGATTTTCGTTTAAGAAACGGTGATCTAATACCTACAGTTATGCGATTAGATTCTGCAGGAAACGTTGGTATCAACACCGGAGCACCAGAAGAAAAATTAGAAGTTTCGGGCAATGTTAAAATTAATTCTGAATCTGGAGTACCTGACAGTGGTTACTTACAAATTGAAAGTACAGTCCAAGCATCAAATATAAGTACAGGTTCAATAAGAACCAAAGGCGGTATTGGTGTTGCAAGAGATGCATACATAGGTGGAAATCTTAATGTTCTTGGAGCAACAACAGTAGCAAATATTGCACCCGATGCAAATTCTTCTAGAAATATTGGTACTGCAAATAATAAATTTGATCAAATGTATGCTAATACGTTTATTGGTAATGTTCAAGGTAATGTAAGTGGTACAGTTAGCGGCAGAGCAGGCAGTGCAGATAAATTAGCAAGTGCAACAACATTTGCAGCATCAGGTGATGTAGAAAATGTAAGTTTTGAATTTGATGGACAAACAGGCGGCAGCACAAAAACATTTAATTTAAGAGTTGCCAACAGCTTTATCAGTAATAAAGAAGTTACATATAATGCAGGTAATGCTGACGAATTATTATTAAATGTAACTACCGGAACAACCGGCGTTTATAGAATTACAAAACGTAATTTCTTAAAAACTATTCCTTTAGTTCCGGCAGGAGCAATTATGCCATTTGGTGGTACAACTGCACCAGATGGCTGGTTAATATGCGACGGCAGCGAAGTTAAGATTTCTGATTATACTGCATTGTATAACATAATTAAATATAATTTTAAAGATGCAAGTTTACTTTCGGATGAAGGAGTTAATACATTTGCACTTCCTGATATGCGCGGACGTTTTCCTTTGGGTCTTGACAACATGGGAGGCCCAAGTGCAAACAGAGTAACAGATATTGCAGCTGATGCAATAGGTGGAAACGCAGGAACAGAAACAAAATCAATTGCACTTAATAATTTGCCAGAACACGAACACGATATGGAAGGTGATTCAGGTACACAGTATTATGCAACAAGAGTTGGATCAGGCGCAGTACTAGATGAGGAAGCTGTTCCTTTAACTATTGAACCTGGTGCAGGCGGCACACAGGGTTTTGCGTCAAGTGGTGGCATCAAAACAACAGGCAGTCTTGGAGATGCATTAAACATTATGTCTCCTTACTTGTCATTAAATTATATTATCTATACTGGAGAGTGATGTGAGTTATCAATTAAACAAAACAAACGGAGATTTATTAATAGATCTAGTAGACGGTCAAATTGATAACACATCAACTAATTTAGTACTAGTTGGTAGAAATTATACCGGATATGGTGAGTATTTTAACGAAAACTTTATTAAATTATTAGAAAATTTTAGTAATACTGCTGCTCCAAGTAATCCATTAACTGGACAAACTTGGTGGGATAATTCAGATCAGCGTTTAAAAGTATACGATGGAACAGTTTGGAAAGCGTCTGGCGGTCCATTTGTACAAAACACAGTTCCTTCTATGGTAGCAGGAGATTTATGGATTGATAATCTTAAAAATCAATTGTATGCATTTGATGGTACAGATTTATTTTTAGTTGGACCTCAATATACTACAGCACAGGGAAAAAGTGGATTCGAAATTACTAGTATACTTGACGAACAAAGTAGATCGCGTACTGTTATAAATCTATATGTAGCTAATACACTTACTGCTGTGATCAGTTATTTAGATTTTACTCCAATTTATGCACAACGAATTTTAGGTTTAGTTACTGCTGATAATCCAGACGGAAGAATATTTACTGGCTTTAACATTATTGACAAAGCCAACTTTAAATTTAGAGGTATTGCAGATTCTGCAAACGCTCTTGTTACTGGCACAGGCGTAGTTAGAACAGCTGACAGCTTTCTTCCATCAAATGCAAATGGTGAAACAGTTGGTACATTAAAGGTTCTTAATAATGGTGGTATAACAATTGGTGCATCGCAAGCGCATGTTCAAAAAGTTGTCGGCCCTAGAGTTTACTTTGAAAATCAGTTAAACGATAATGATATAAGTCTTAGAGTTTCAAGTTCGACATACGGTAGTATTACAGTTGATGCAATATATATTGATGCAAGCTCAGGTAAGGTTGGAATATTTACTACTGAAAGGTTACCTGAATATACGCTAGATGTTGAAGGCGATTTGCGTGTAACTGGAAATTTATTAGTAGAAGGTGAAACTACAAGTATTGATGTTGCTACGCTAAGAATTGAAGACAAAAATATCGAAATAGCAAAAGCAGCAGACGGTGCCACATTAACTGGTGTAGCAGCAGACGATGCAGGTTTAATATTAGATACAAGTGATGTAGGTTCTAAAACATGGACTTGGAAAACTGCACAAGATGCATGGACGTCTAATGTTAATGTAGATATAAGCTCAACAACAAAAACTTATCAAATTGCTGGTGTAGATAAACTTACAAATACAAGTTTAACAAATATTACAAAAGCATTGGACTTAGATGAAATCGGAACGTTAATAGATTTAAATGTAGATGATATTAATATTAACGGTAGCGTTATTACTTGTAACCCGGCAGCACTAGGTGCATTGACTATTACGTCATCAACTGGTATTAATATTACTGCCGGCGGAAACATTGCAATTCAAGATAGTAGAAGAATAACCGGTTTAGGCAATCCTGCACAAAATCAAGACGCAGCAACAAAATATTATACAGACAACCAAATTGCAACAGAAACTATTGTGTTTTCTTTAGATATTACAGGGTTTAACACACCAAATCCAATTGGAACAGGTGATGGTCCAATAACAAACGTTGCAGCAGTTTTACAGTCTTTATATCCGGCTGCGACAGAAAATAATGGTAAAATAGCAAAGATACATACAACATCATATGCTGGCGCAAGTGCTACACTTGCTGCGGCTGATATTAACGCTGCTATTAACTATTCAAGACTTGATGTTGATAGTAACGGTACACAAAATGAATCAGTTGTACAAGATTTTACATTTGATGATATTGCAGGTGACGTTACACTTGCTCCATTACGATATACTATGACATTCCAATCAACTGGTACAACATGGTCGCATGTTACAACAGTAGCATATACGTGATAAAGATAAATAATACTAATAGCACTAGGGGTTACTTAAATGGCATATCAAATTGATAGATATAATAATACACTGTTAACAACAGTTGAAGACGGCACAATTGATCAAACTACTGATCTTAAATTTATTGGCAAAAATTATGCAGGTTATGGCGAAATACAAAACGAAAACTTTTTATATTTGCTAGAAAACTTCAGCGGAGCAAATGAACCATCGAGACCAATAAGTGGCCAAGTATGGTTTGATAGTGCTAATAGTAAAATGAAATTTTATGACGGCACACAGTGGCGTACAGTAGGCGGAGCAGAAGTTGCAGCAAATGAACCTACAGGATTAGTAAGTGGTGATTTTTGGTGGGACACTAATAATGAACAATTATATGCTAAAGGTGCTACTGGATTTGTACTAATTGGCCCACAAAATGCCGGCGAAGGCGTAACCCAAATGCAAAGTGTCGAAGTGCTCGATACTACAAGTGCTACAAAAGTTATTATTGCAGCATATGTTGCTGATACAATTGTTTATATAATTAGCCCAGATCAATTTGAATTGAATTCAAGCGAAACGGCCATTAAAAGTCAAGGGTTTGATGTAATTAGAAAGGGTCTTACTCTAAAATGGACAAAAAATGCCGATAACGGAGTTACTAACAGTAGCCAAGTTGCAGGTAATGACTTCGAATATCACGGTACTGCTTCAAATGCTTTAAAACTAGGCGGATTACCTGCTTCAAACTTTGTCCAAACAGGTGTAGGCAACACATCATTTACTAGTGCAGTTGAATTTCCTGACGCTGGATTGTTAATTGGCGATAGTCAAGATTTACAATTAAAAATTGAAAACGGTGATGAAGCAGTTATTCAAAACGTAACAGGCACAGATAGCATTATTAAATTTAAAGCTACAGACGGCGCCGGCACACTAACTAATATTGCAACTATCACTTCAGCCGGGCTACGTCCAGATGTAGATAACGCAAAGGATATTGGTACAAGCTCTTTAGCATTTAGAGATGTTTACGCATACAGTTTTGTAGGAGAAGCTACAAAATCTACAGCAATGCGTGTTGGCACAGATTTCCGTACAGCATCAGTAAGTGCTTCGAACAACACGGTTGCTGTTAGAGATGCAACAGGCAACATTGCTGCAAACCTATTTCAAGGTACTGCTACTCAAGCACGTTATGCTGACTTGGCAGAAAAATATTCTACTGCTGAAGAATTGCCAGCAGGTACAGCAGTTGCAGTAGGCGGCGAAGCAGAAGTAACTCCAGCAAGTGCAAGTGATTTCTGTATTGGTGTTGTTTCGACAGATCCAGCATACATGATGAACAGTGAAGCAGAAGGTCAATACATTGGACTTAAAGGGCGCTTACCTGTAAGAGTTAAGGGTGCAGTTAGAAAAGGCGATGCTGTATATGCATTAGGAGATGGTGTTTGTACTACACTTGCAACAACAGCATTAGTAGGAATTGCGCTAGAAAGTAATAGCGATGAGGGTGAAAAATTAGTAGAGTGTGTACTCAAAGTATAATAAGGAATCATCATGGCAGATATTACAGCAGCAAGAATTAACAATTTGCAATCTAGCATTGCACTTATATTAGGCAATGGCTCAGGACAAAACGGATACGGACAAACAGTTACTAGTACACCTGTTAACAACACAGGTGATGTAGTTGAGGCTATAGATATGAATGCAATTTATGCAGACATTCTTAAAGCAAGAGTACACCAAGTAGGCGCCGGAGACATTAGTATTGCTCAAGTTGTTCAAAATCTTAATACTGTTGCAGAAGCTACAAGTGCATTTGTCGATGACGATGGTGTAACGGCTACTGATCCCGAAGGAATTAAAAAGGGTATTTTAGACTTTGAAGCGTTAATGACTCAGGTGCAAGCCGATAAAGCAACTATGCACTCGTCGCAAGCTGCATTAGAACCAGGAATTTCTAGTGCTAGATCGAGCGGCTGGAATGGATTGCTTACTCACGAAATTACAGTTACTTTTAGTTCTGTAGATTCGCGCAGATTCTTTTTTAATACCGGCGGCGAAATTAGAATAAGTGCAAATAATACAAGTGCAACTACACCAAAAGGACTAGACTGGAATCAGTTGTGCTCGCAAGTTGGCACAATTAAATTTAATGCTGAAACAACTGTATCGACAACAGGCGGCGGAACATCTATCGGTAATTATGATTTAACTAGTGCGTTCCAAGACATATACCAAAAGATAGGTAGCGGCACATATAGTGCAGTGTACGCAGGCAATATTTATACTGTTAAAGCACGTTCTGATATTGATACACGTATTATTTTTAGAATTGAATTTAACGATGTAGTTTTTGACAACAATATTGATAATAACGTTGACGGTAGACTTGAAAGTATAATACAACATTATCGTGCAACCGGCGATGTAACTGTGCCAGCCCCAACTTATTATAATACTTCAACATTGGCATAATCAGCATTTTAGTGTTCGAAATATTTTTAAATAAATATACTTAACAATAAAGAGATGATAGATGTCAGTAACTATATTAGCAAGCAGATATAACACACTTCGTAATAATGTAAATTTAGTACTTGGAACATCCGTGTCTGCGTCAGAGCAATATGGGTATGGACAAGGATTTAGTACAAATAGCGTAGTCGGCACACGTTCAGTTTCAAATCCAGTCGACGCTAACAAAGTTACAGCGCAAGACTACGAAGATTTATATATTGATTTAATACGAGTACGGTCACATCAAGTCGGTGCCTCTGTTGCAATAAGTGAATTTGTAGTAGGTGATTATGATACAAACACAGTAGATACTGATTTAATTGAAGAATCATATGTATTAAGTTTAGAATCATTAGCTTCTAATATTATCACTGACAAATTTGCAGTTGATCCTAGCAATTTGATTGTAGCCAATTTACCAGCTGTAAATTCAACCCGTGCAGCAGCCACAGGCTCTTGGAATGGTACCATTAGTCATATTTTTACTGTAACATTTAACACTGATACTGAACGTAGACATTTTTTCAATGCCGGCGGCGAAATTCGATTTAGTGCTAGTGTAGATTATACAGGAAGTCAGGCAAAAACAGTCGATTGGCAAACAATTTTAAATGCCATGACTACAATTAGTTTTAAAGCAACTGAAACTATTAATAATGCTGCCATCGGAACAAGCAGTAGTATAGGAAATTATGATCTTACAACTAGCTATCAGCTAGTGTATTCGAGAGACGGTGGCGCAGTATATGCTAATAATGAATACAGAATTTTTGCAAGAGAAGTTGTAACAATTGGTGATACATCTACTATACAATTCAAAGTAGAATTTGTAGATGGTACGCCTAACGATCCAACCTGGGGAATCGACGAGCCAGTTTCTGGCACATTTAATAGTGTGGTACAAACAGCTACTCCTAGCAGTCAAATAACAATTAACGGCACTGTGCATGATGCAGTTATAATCGAAACTCCTCCAACTGGTACAAACATAAGAATCCTTAGTTAACCAATCTCTGCTTGACAAATACTTAAATCTAATATATACTAATAGTAATAAACTAGGAGTATAACTATGGATGAGCGTTTAGAAAAAGCATTAGACTTTTCTAACTATATGCTAACACTAAGCAACCAAAAACGATTGTTAGCAGAAAAATACCAAGAAGAATTAATACATTTTTACAACGGCTCGCAGTTTACACTTACTCGTGAATTGATTACGTTTGTAAGTGCAATGGTATCAGCAGATCAAGACGAAGTTGTTATTACAGATGATAATAATATTCCTTGTATGGTAGAAGACTTAGAAAGCTTTTATAGCGAAATTATAAACAAATATACTATTGCGTCCAATGATTACTTTACTGCTTATGCTGATCTTAAAAAGAATAGAAGTGTAGAGAAATTAGTAAACTATGAGTAAAGGCGCTTTTTTAATTGCACGTAATAACGGACACATCGATTATGTAAAACAAGCAGTGTTTCTTGCAAAGCGTATAAAGAAATATTTAAATATTCCTGTGTCAGTAGCAACTGACAGTATAGGCTATCTCGAGGACACGTTTGGTACAGATGACTTTGATAAGGTTATTTGGCTAGATTATACTGCTGAAAGTAATAAGCGTTACTTCTTCGACGGCACGTTATCAAAGAAGTCGGCAAGTTTTAAAAATAATAATCGTGCAAGTGTGTATGATCTTACTCCCTACGACGAAACGCTATTAATGGACACTGACTATGTTATATCTAATGATCTGTTAAAAAGTTGTTTTAATTCTAATTCAGACTTTATGATATACAAAAAGTCTGACGATATTGCAAAGGTTCGCAATGAGAGAGAATTTGATACTATAAGCAACACTAGTGTTGACTTTTATTGGGCAACTGTTGTCTATTTTAAAAAAACAGAAACTAATACTATCTTTTTTGATCTTGTTAAACATATCGAAGAAGAGTGGAATCACTACAGACGAGTTTACCAAATAACCTCTGGTTTATTTAGAAATGACTTTGCATTTAGTATGGCGATTCACATAATGAATGGATTTCAATCTGGAGATTTTGCACAACAACTTCCAGGTAGTATGCTTTATACTACTGATAAGGATGTGTTATGGCAAATGCACGACGACGAAATGATGTTTTTAGTACAAAAGAAAGACTACTTAGGTGAATACACTGCATTAAAAACTATAGGACAAACTATTCACGTAATGAATAAAAGTAGCCTTAATAGAATAATTGATCAGGAGTTTGCAAATGACTAAGGGAGTGGTAGTTCTTGCACAAAACAATACAACTGATAATTATGTAGAGCAAGCTGCACTACTGGCAATGAGCTTGCGTTATTATAACAATGTGCCTATTAGTTTAATTACAGACGATAAGGTGCCAGACGAATATGTAAGTCTTTTTGATAAGATTATTCCTATTCCGTTCGGAGACAGTGCAGACACAAGTGAGTGGAAAGTAGAAAATCGTTGGAAGATTTATCATGCTAGTCCGTATGATGAAACTATTGTAATGGACACTGATATGCTAGTGTTGCAAAACATTGACACTTGGTGGGACGTTCTTTCTAACTACGAAGTATTTTATACTAGTAACGTGTTAACATACAAGGGCAAAACTGCGAATACTAGTTACTATAGAAAAACGTTTATTGATAATAATTTACCTAATTTATTCTGCGGACTTCATTATTTTAAAAAGTGCGAGTTTGCACAAGAGTTTTATGCTTGGTTAGAATTAGTAGTTAATAACTGGGAAACATTTTATGAACAACAATTGTTAGCAGCGTCTCGTCCTAAGCATGTGAGTATGGATGTATGTACTGCTATTGTAACAAAAATATTAGATTGCGAATCTGATATAACAAACAAAGTTGCCAAATTTCCTAGCTTTACCCATATGAAGCCATATTGCCAAGGATGGCACGAAGTTCAGACTAGCTGGCAAAGTCAAATAGGTGTTTACATATCCAAAGATGGAAATACAAAGCTTGGTAATTATGTTCAAACAGGAATACTACATTATACTGAAAAGGACTTTGTAGAAAAGTCCCCAGCACTAGAGCGTTATAGGAATTTAACAAATGTCTGATTTACAAGATTTACTTAAAAAACTTACTACTAGCGCAGTTAGTACAATGTCTTATGTGTATTACGATAAAGAAACTGGTAAAATACATAAGATTAGTTCAAGAAACATTGCCGAAGAAGGATTCGAAGTTTTTGAAATTGAAAACGATGAAGTTAAGCCTATTCTTACAGGTGAACGTAGAACTGAAGAGTTTACTATAACGTATGATGTTAGTTTAAAGCAAATACGATTGAAAGAAGTTGCATACGACGATACGCATAAGACAGCTGCTACAATGTGTTATCAATTGCCTATGATTAAGCGTGTTGATAAATCAGCATATTTAGAAGATTATACAAAGGAAGTTGCGCCATTGCCACAGTATATTGGCATGTACATCGATGTATGGTATGAAGAATTGCCACATCTTGCAGGGCAACATGTTTGGATAAATGACACTGTTTACAAATTATTAAAAGATCTGCCTGCAAATACTAAATTTACTACAGACAATGCAGAACTTATTGTTGAAAATGTAAAGTTATATCGAGATAAAAATAAAGCATTAAAAATAAACGACACAGTAGACGTCGGAGACTTAATTTTAAAACACAACAATATATTTGTATTTGATTTAGCAGATTGTAATATTAATTTAGAAAACGATATTGTTATACGACAAGATACTGATTTTAATATCTGGAATATTCGAATTAATCCGCACACTAAAAAATTCTTACGCATGAGCGGATACAATCCTAACGAAACACTTTATTTCAGTGTTACTGAAAAATACAATCCGAATATACTTTATAGAAGTCTAGAATTTAATGTGGGAGAATTGTTATCGGAGTCTGTATCAATAATTCCGTTCATATGTGATGCCGAACACGATCCTAATAATGTAAGTATATACACAGCAAGATACTTTGACAAATACGTACACGAGATTATATAATGGCAAAATTTAAACCAATTGACTACGATATCATTTATCTAAGTTACGACGAGCCTAATGCAGAAAAAAACTATGCAGATTTGTGTAAAATAGTACCATGGGCAAAGCGTGTACACGGTGTAGAGGGCAGTGATGCTGCACATAAAGCCTGTGCAAAATTAAGCGAAACAGATCGTTTTATTACTGTAGACGGTGATAATAGAATACGTGAAGATTTTTTAAATCAAGAAATTGACTTTGATGAGCATGCAGATTTAAAGAATACTGTAATTAGTTGGTGCGGTCGTAACGAAATTAATGGACTTATGTACGGCAACGGCGGACTAAAATGTTGGCCTAAAGAATATGTGTTGAATATGAAAACACATGAAAACGCTGACCCTAACAACGCACATGCACAAGTTGACTTTTGTTGGGATGCAAAATATATACAAATGAATAGTTGTTACTCAGACGTATACAATAATGAAACAGCAGCACAAGCATGGCGAGCCGGATTTAGAGAAGGCGTAAAACTTGCAACTGATCGCGGTGTTAGAATTAGCAAAGAAGAGTTTAAAAACAATCACTGGCGCTGCTTACATTGGCTTTATATTTGGAGCATGGTAGGAGCAGATGTAGAAAACGGCCTATGGGCTATCTACGGCACTCGTGAAGGTCTATATAAAACGATGTGTACTGATTGGGATTATGTACAAGTAAGAGATTTTAAATATTTAAATAGTCTGTGGGACAGCGAATATAGTAAAATTACAGAAGAAATGCTGCCTTATGAAATTATGGGGCTCGGCGAAACATTAATAGATGAACTCGATATACCTATCTCTGCAAATCCTTTAGATGCCCAACAAAGTAAGTTTTTTAAAGCAGTGTATCAACATCCGTCTAGAACAGATCATCAAAGGTTTATAGAAAAATTATGAGTAGTGAAACCGACAAGATAAAAAAAGTAAAAGAAATTGCAAATACAATAAGTCCTACGTTTTGTTTAGCTAAGTGGCACCACACAACAATTTACTTACACACTGGCAAAACACATAGTTGCTATCATCCTGCACCACACCATATACCTCTTGAAGAGATCGAAGCAAATCCAGCTGCACTACATAATACAATTCAAAAGAAAAAAGAACGTGCATTAATGTTAATAGGTGAAAAGCCTAAAGGGTGTCAATACTGCTGGAATGTAGAAGCACTTAGTGACACACATATTAGTGATAGACACGAACGTAATGCGGGCATTTATAATCGACAGAGACTTGATGAAATTGTTAATAATTCTTGGGACGCTAATATTAATCCAGAATACATCGAATTAGCATTTAGTAACGAGTGCAATTTTAAGTGCGGGTACTGTCATCCTTTGCATAGTTCTAGTTTTCGAAGTGAAATTAAAAAGTCTGGTCCTTACGAAAAAGTTAAAAATCATAGCTGTTCTATTGACTGGTTTGAAGTATTTGAAGAAGAAACTAATCCTTATGTTAAGGCATGGTGGGAATGGTGGCCTGAAGTTAGCAAAACACTAAACATTCTGCGCCTTACTGGAGGCGAACCACTAATGCACCGAAGCACTTGGCGAATGTTTGATGAACTGCGAAACGAAGGTCGCCCAAACTTAGAACTTAATTGTAATAGTAATCTTGGTGTTAAAACTGCACTAGTTGAGAAGCTAGCAGTAAATGTTAAAGAGTTAGTTAGTAATAAAAAGATTAAAAACTTTAAAATATTTACAAGTGTAGACACATGGGGTAAGAGAGCAGAATATATACGCACGGGTTTAGATATAAAATTGTGGGAAAAAAACTTAGAGACGTATATACATAATGCAAACGCACCAGTTAGTATTATGTGTACATTCAATATTTTAAGTGTAACTTCGTTTACAGACTTCTTACAAAAAGTTTTAGATTGGCGAGCACAATATCAAAAAATATTAAATCCAGGCGGGTACGGCCGACGTATTAGATTCGATACTCCTTATCTAAAAGAACCGTTGCAATACGATATGATGATTTTGCCTAAAGAAGAATTCTTACCCTACTTTGATAAAATATTAGACTTTATTAACGACAACAAAGATGACACTGATGCTACTAAATTTACAGAGCTAGAGTATCAAAAGTTTCGACGTGTGCGCGATTATTTTGCTACAGTTAACTATGACGAAGATAAAGTTAAAGAAGGTCGCATAGATTTTTATAACTGGTTTACTGAATATGATAAAAGACGCAACGTTAATTTCTTAGAAACATTTCCTGAAATGAACAATTTTTGGAATCACTGCAAACAGCTATCAATTCAACCATGATACTTTAATAGCAGATTCACTGTTACTAAATAGTATTATATGCTAGTATAATGCTCCAGGAAGGAAATCTATTGAAACATTTAACAGACGTGTTTAACACAGATATTTTTAAAGGAAGTCAGTCTTTTAATGATGCGACTCCAATTCCAATGGGTGTGGTAGATAATTTTTTACCAGAAGATATTGCATTGGAAATGTATTCGGAAAGTCAATCCATAGATGATTCTCATTGGAAAACATTTACACGCAACGGTAGTCATATGATGGAGACTAACAAAATGGAGCTAGCTCCAGTTGCGTTTAACACACTCAATTATTTTCATAGCTCGTCTTTTTTAAAACTATTATCAGCATATACTGGTATAGCAAGTTTAATACCAGACCCTCATTTAGTTGGCGCAGGTTATAGTAAAAGTTTTAATGGCGATATATTAAATGTACATACAGACTTTAATTGGAATGAACAATTACAATTACACCGAGCGCTAACTCTTACTATGTACATAACACCAGGATGGCAACCTAATTGGGGCGGCGCATTAGATTTTTATGATTCTAAAAAAGAGAATGTTATAACAACAGTAGATACATTATTCAATAGATGCCTTATTTGGAAATATAATAGATTTGGCTACCACGGATATACAACTCCAGTTCAGTGTCCTCAAGACAAAAATCGATCAACCTTTAGATTATTTTATTACACTAGTAATAGTACACACTTGCCAGAAGACCCTCCTCATAGAAGTCTATACTGGGTAGATGAAATAACAAATCTTCCTTATGATAAGAGAACACAAGAATGAAAATTTACACTAAAACTGGAAATGTACACGGATATTTTGATTTTAAATTGTTTTCTAAAATATCTGAAAATCAAACATACGATTTAGGATCGATATTTTGGCACGATCAACATGATTTTACTAGAAGCGGAGTAGCTTTTAGTGATTGTCTTTATGACTCAGCTTGGAGCCATTTAAGTAATGACCGTACTTCTAAAATTTTATTATTTTATGGTGACGAATATTACAATCTGTTAGATTTAAGACTTTGGGCAGAAACAATTAAAAACCGTAACATACATCCTGCCCAACTTTATATTGTATGTATTGACGAAAATTGGGCAGCATGGACAGCCACTGAATGTGCTAAATTAGGAATAGATGGAGTAAATGTTCAACACTTAAACTTATTAATGGAACGAGTTATAAATCAATCACCTAAGCCATTAACACATAAATTTAGTGCATTTAGTAGGAATTATCTTGACTTTAGATTAAAGTTTTTTATTGAGCTGTTTAATAAAAATTTATTAAGAGAGTTTAATTATACCTTTAATAATATTATGCCTTACGCCAATCCGCCAATCGTATATCCAACTAATACAATTAAACAGCATGCTGAAAAATTTGGTTATACAATCGATACTCGCTTAAAAAAGTGGATCGACAAAATACCTTATACACTAGAAGGTGATAACGTTAAAGATAAATTATCATTTGACATATATGATAAAATCTTGCAATCGGGTGTTAATGTTGTAATAGAATCTCATTTTGATCCTTTTTGGAATTTTAAAGGGCACAATCACGAAGATTTTAGACAATTTAGTCCTGCGTTTCCAACAGAAAAAACTTATAAAGCTATAGGATGCAGTAGACCGTTTATAGTAGTTTCTACTCCAGAGTTCTTAAAAGAATTTAGACAGATGGGATACAAAACATTTTCTCCTTACATTGATGAAACTTATGATACTATCGTGAATGATAACGACCGTATGCATGCAATTGTTAACGAAGTTAATCGTATAGCAAAATTGCCACCTGATGAATATAATCTATTAATAGCAGAATGTGAAAAAATTGCTAATTATAATCTTTTGGTTATGCAAAAAGCAAAAGATAATGTTGAACTTACTAACAATTTTGATTGGGTTAATCAGCTTGTTAATAAAAAGTTTCCGATGTATCAGAAATGAAAAAAAATAAATTTAAAAAAAAGTTAATTGTGCTAGGATGTAGTATTACTCATCACGCCCCCGGCTGGGCAGCCTGTCTTTCAAAAATTATAGATATGCCATTATTAAATCTTGCTGAAAGTTCTGGATCTAACGCTTTGCAACGATATCGCCTTCAAGAAAATTTATTTAATAACAGAATTACCAGCGATGATATAATTATATGGCAAATAACTGGATTAACTAGACGTTATAAGAGAATGGAAGACAATGATAACTCTCGAGATATACTAATAAACGACAATTCATTAGAAACTCAATCAAGTATTATAACATCTAAAAATATTTTTGATAAACAACACCGCATAGATTTATTATCTCATTCACTCCATGTTCAAACCAATACAATGTTGGACATTGAACAAGAACTTGAAAATCTTTTATTTTATATTATTGCTGCTAAAAAAATAACACCTAACACGTTTGTGGTTTATGGATGGGACACTGTAATGCCTATACGTTATAAACAAATATTTTCTCAACAGTTAGCTAACCATGATATTAAAATATTTACACAATCCATCGTTAATTGGTGTAGTGAGAAAAAATTAGAGTTTCATCCAGATAATGTTCACCCAAAAAGCGAATCATATCAACAATATGTTAATGACTACATGCACCCTCAGCTAATGTCATTTTTAAAATAGAATAATTAAGGAAAGAACATGCGTATTTTTATAACAGGCATAGCAGGATTTTTAGGAAGTCATCTAGCTGATCGCATGATTGAATTAGGTCATGAAGTTTCAGGCAATGATACTCTTATCGGCGGCTATGAAGATAATGTAAATCACAAAGCTACTTTATACAAAGTAGATTGTTGTGATAGAGAGCGTATGGCTGACATAATGAAAGGCGTTGATATTGTTGTACATACTGCTGCAACTGCTCACGAAGGACTAAGTGTAGTAAGTCCAGATTTTATTACTAAAAATATATTTCAAGCAACTGTTGCTACTGTTAGTGCAGCACTAGAAAATAAAGTAAAACGATTTGTGTATTGCACTAGTATGGCACGATACGGCGGACAAACAATACCATTTCATGAAGAACAAACTCCTGCGCCAGTTGATCCTTACGGCATTGCAAAAGTAGCAGGCGAACAAGTATTAATAACACTTAGCGAAGTGCATGGAATGGAGTGGAATATTGCTGTACCTCATAATATAGTTGGACCAAGACAACGGTACGATGATCCGTTCCGTAATGTTATGAGTATAATGATTAATAGAAATTTACAAGGTAAGCCTTCTATTATATACGGTGATGGACAACAAACAAGATGTTTTAGTTATGTAGACGACTGTATACAGTGTCTCGAAAAACTTACTCTAGATGAAAACATTGTAAATCAAATTGTAAACATAGGCCCAGATGAAGGTACTATTACAATTAAAGATTTAGCATCGCTGGTGGCTAATAAAACAGGCTGCAACTTAGATCCTATACACGTAGATGATAGGCCTCAAGAAGTTAAGCATGCAATGTGTAGTGCAAACAAAGCAAGAAAACTTTTAAATTATGAAACAACAACTGATTTAGAAACAGCAGTTGAGCACACAATTAATTACATTAAAGCTCGCGGCACAAAACCTTTTGATTATACTTTTCCATTAGAAATTGTAAATTCTAGGACACCAAAAACATGGAAGGATAGGTTAATTTAAATGAGATTTGTATTTGAATCTATGAGACTTGGTGAATTTAAAAATTTAATTAAGTGTCCCGACAAAAACCCGTCAGGCATTCGACGATTTACTCCTAGTCCAGTAATTGCTGAATTAATGGTTGCCCAATCTTATGAACAAAATAGTAGACATATACTTACTACTGAACGTGTTAAAGGGGAAATTTATATTATTGCAACTGGAGTTGCACATGCACCTTGGGACTGGTGCGGTCCTGACAGCACAGGACTAGGATTTAATGAAAGACATCCTAACAGACAAACGTTATTTGCTTATATAAATAAAAAATATTTAAAATCATTACGTAAAGGTATGGCTTATTTATTAATTGATCAGTCTCACGAAGGTTATCAAACTGATTGGCTATGGAGTTGGTTTCATAATAATTGTAAAACTTATGGTATTAATCCTAAACAAATTATATATGTTACTGGTAATTTAGATTGTAAAGATCAATATGATGAATGGTCTAAGGAGTGTTTACCAGAAAATAAAATGTTAGTAGTACCATATCCTCATTTTGAATCTGTGATATCTAATATTTTAAACTCTGATCTTAAAAAGTATCCTAGTTTTGCCCAGCAAATAGAGTACAAGCAGTCCAACTTAGACTCTATAAAAACATATAGTGCCTTACAAAAACGTGCTAGGCCTCATCGTGCTTGGTTTTTTAAACACTTATCGGATGCTAATTTATTAGAAGCTGGCATAAACAGTATGAATAAGTTTAAAATGGGCGAAGCTACTTATGAAGGTAAGATCATGTCAGACGAGGAATACAATAGCGTAATTCATAAGTTGCCAATGTTGCCGCCAGACACCGGAAAAAAAGGATTAAAGGGATTTGCAGATCAGGATTGCGGTCACTATCTAACAAAGTTTAATGATGAAATAATGTTAGATACATGGTTAACTGTTATTAGCGAAGCGTCATTTGGCGAAAGTGAACACGAATGTTTTCTTAGTGAAAAAACCTTTAAACCTATCGCATGTTACCATCCTTTTATAATAGCAGGAAATAGACTTTCACTCCATCGATTAAGAGAGTTAGGATATAAGACATTTAGTCCTTATATTGATGAAAGTTACGATATGCTAACCACATGGCCAAGAATGGCTGCAATTACTAAAGAAATAGCTAGAATAAACAATATGTCGCCTGAGGATAAGTTAAACTGGTTTAACGGCGTGAAGCATATTTTAGATCATAATTACGAACTTCTAAAATCAAGATCAAGTAAAACTTCTTCGACATATTTAAAGGTTATAGAAGATCATATAACTAAGGAATAAAAATGTATAAAGAGCAAGTAAGCAAAATAACAAAAGATTTAAAAAGAACTAAAAAAGCAATTATTGCAATTGGGTGTTCGTTTGTACAAGGTCAAGGAGCAGTCGATGACGAATTATATCAAGACTACACTTGGGAATATCATGAAGGACGTCCGCTTACAATAGATCTTACTTACAAACAACGCAAACGACTGTTAAAAGGTTATTCTAATCTTAAATTAAATGGATTGACAGCAGCAGCTAGTAACATAGATTTTACTATGATGGAGTATGATAATGCATTTGTTAATGTATTGTGTAACAAATATTTTAATAAGTCGTACACTCCGATTAATTTAGGAATCAGAGGTTGCGGCAATCGAGCTTCAATTAAAGAATTATATATGTACCCTGAAATTAGCTATGATGATTTACAAGAAATTATAGTTTTGTATGCTCCTAGTGGTCTTGAAAGATTTGATTTCATTAATGATCAAGCAGAAGACCATTTTAATTGGAAAGCGATGTGGCCACATTACGAACATATGGAAGAAGATAATTCTAGACTTCCTTTATGGAAAGGGTATGGTCAATTATTACATAGTGATAAATTTGAAGTATTAGAACAAATTGCACACGTACAAGAATTATTGACATGGTGCAAATATAGGAACGCAAGATTAGTAATTACGCCAGGATTTGATAGAAGATACGACAAAGCATATTTTAACGAATGTTTGTCAACGCAAGTAGAACGAAAAAACGAGATATTTGTAAAGTCTGATAAACCCATTTTTGGAAAAAGTAGAAGTGACAAATCTCATTTAATAGATTTGTTTCCGTGGTCCAGCATGTTTAAGCCTGCAGGATTTGATACGTTTGCAGACTTGGTAATTTCTAAAGAAGATAAATTAGAAGATAAACTAGATCATTATGGACAGTTTTTAGGCAAAGGATCGCCAGACAAATGGATAACACCTTGTTCTCATCCTAGTCAGAAAGGACACGATTTATTTGCAAGTTGCTTATATACACATATAGCTGGAAAAACTTAAAAAATGAAAAAGAGAAAAAATAAAATGAAAAATGCAGGTTGGGGATCACCTGCCACTGATACTATTTCTATGGATGCTAGTCTAATTGAAAATGAATTACCAGTACGAAAATTTTCTGACGGTCAATTCAATGGGCCCGACGGCCCTGGAATTGTTCCTTTTCCTGGATATCTTAATAATCCTAAGTTTCCATTCGGATCAGTTTTTCCCAAAGTAGCCGGCGTATACAGTTGGATGCAAGGAGATAGCGAAGAAAATTTTGTAAAACATAAGCGTACACAGCCAGCTACGTGGAAATATTTAACTAAACCGATTACTTACACAATTAACAGCCACGGATACAGAGCGCCTGAATGGAAAGACATTGATTGGAAAAACTCTGTGGTATTGTTTGGCGATTCTTGTACGTACGGTATTGGAGTGTCCGATGAGGAAACTATTGGATTCCAGTTAGCGCAATTATTAGGTAGACCGGTGATTAATTTAGGAGTAGGTGGTGGCTCAAATACTTTAATGATACACAACGCTACTCATTTGCTAGAATATTTTCCAACTCCGTACGCAGTAGCAAATATTTGGAGCACAACTAATAGATTTAGATTTTTTACAGAATTTCATACGTATGATGCAGGAGCATGGGACCGAAACGCTGTTAAAGTAAGTGAACACACAGATGTTAGTAAGTTATGGAAACTTACGTTTGCAGATCCTACGCACGAGTTAGGACTTGCGTTCTATGAAGGAAAAATAGCAAAAGCTATATGGCAAGATAGAACAAAATATGCTAGTTTATCATTTTTTGGAGACTCTGCACATTATACTAGATCTGATCAATATTTTGTAATAGATAACAAGGCCAGGGACTTAGTACATCCTGGAGAAGAAAGTTGTAGAAAAGTGGCACAATTTTTATATGGAAAATTTAAATGAGTGATTATAATAAATCAGCAGATATAGCAGAAGCACAATTAAAGCGTATTTCGCCAAGCATGTGTTATGCTAAGTGGGCACAAATGTCTATGCATTTAACCAACGGCACCACGCATAGTTGTTATCATCCCCCGCTACATAAAATTGATGTTACGGAAATATTAGACAATCCAAGTGCGTTACATAATACTAAGCAAAAAAAACAAGAACGCAAAGAAATGCTAGCAGGCAAGAGGCCCGATGGATGTTCATATTGCTGGAAGATTGAAGACCAAGGCGACCGAAGTGACAGAATTTATCGTAGCGGCGAACAATGGGCTCAAAATGCTAAAACTGATATAATCGAATCATTAGATACCGGCGATGTTATACCGCGTTATGTAGAAGTAAATTTTAATCAAGCATGTAATTTAAAATGTTCGTATTGCAGTCCGCACCTAAGTACTACATGGGAAGAAGAAGTAAACAAGTTTGGCCCGTACAATGTTGTAGATGATAAAGGTGAAGAAGTTGAACATAATAATATCGAGTATCTAACAACTGAAGGATTAATGCCGCTGAAAAGCAAGCAAGCAGATAATCCGTATGTAACAGCATTTTGGAAATGGTGGCCAGACTTATACAAGAAGCTTGAAGTATTTCGTATTACAGGCGGCGAACCTCTAATGGATGTTAATACTTTTAAAGTACTTGACTATATCTATGAAAATCCTAACGCATGGCTAGAAGTTAGTGTAACTAGTAATTTTTGTCCCCCTAAGCCCGAGCTAATGACTAAGTTTATCGACAAGTTAAAGAGATTAGAAGAAATACAAATTTGGAAGGACGACGATCGATTTAATCCTGGTTCAGGTAACAACTGGTATGTTAATATGGCATTAAAGAATGTTGCTGTATTTGTTAGTGTTGATTCTGTAGACGAACAAGCCGAGTACATTAGAACAGGACTTGACTATAGTGTTATGAAAAAAAATGTAGATACCTTTTTAACAGAAACTAATAACACAACAATGACGTTTATTAATACATTTAATGCTCTAAGTATTCCTAAGTTTAAAAACTTTTTAGAATACATACTTAAATTAAGAACACAGTACAGCAAAGATAATCAAGGAACAAAGTATATTCCCATACATGATCCTTATAGTACACACAACGATTATGAAATACATCCACGCCAGCGCATTTGGTTCGATATCCCAATACTGAGAAATCCTGCCTGGCAAGCAATACATATTTTGCCAAAAGAGTTTGATCATTATCTAGAAGAGGCAATTGCATTTATGAAAGCAAATGCAAATACTGATAACTTTGTAGGATTTTATGACTTTGAAATTGAAAAAGCAGAACGTAATTTGGCAGCATTAAAAGCAAGAAATTTAAGTAGTCCGGAAGCACTCGAAAGAAATCGTCGCAACTTAGTTAAGTATTTTGATCAACACGATGCTCGCCGAGGCACAAATTTTTGTAAAACCTTTCCTGAGTTTGCCGAACTGTATAATCAATACTCTTGACATATACAATAATGAATGTTATAATAAACTATGTATGATATTGTATTCATAAGTTATCAAGAACTCAGTGCAGACGAAAACTACGCAGCTCTGAAGGCTAGATTTCCTATGGCCAAACGAGTACATGGCATTAAAGGAATACATCAAGCACACATTAAAGCTGCAAAGAAATGCTTTACTAAAATGTGTTGGATTGTAGATGCCGATGCAATAATACTGAACGACTTTAACTTTGATTATGTTGTTCCTGAACATCAATTAGATCATGTACACGTATGGCGTAGCCAAAATCCTATCAATGAGTTGGTGTACGGTTACGGAGGAGTAAAATTATTTCCTCGTAAACTAACAATAGACATGGATTTAACAAAACCAGACATGACTACAAGTATTAGTCCACATTTTATTGCGGTAGAACAAGTTGCAAACATCACAGCTTTTAATACTGATCCGTTTAACACTTGGAAAAGTGCATTTAGAGAATGTGCAAAGTTGAGTAGTAAAATAATCGATAGGCAAAATAATGAAGAAACAGAACAAAGACTTGATACTTGGTGTACAAAAGGCATTGAGAGACGCTATGGCGATTACGCTATTGCTGGCGCTAATGCTGGTAGGGAGTTTGGGATTTCTAATAGGAGCGATATTAGCCTTATAAACAATTTTGAGTGGTTACATGAACAATTTTCAAAACATACCGTTTGACGACATAACAAGTTTTGGTCAAAAGACTCTACTAAACACAAATTTGTTCACAGTTAGCTGGATCCTTGCAAGGTTTTGCAATTACAATTGCAGCTATTGCTGGCCCTATGCTCGAAGTAGCACGCCTGACCACCAAGACTTAGAAATATATACAAATTCCATTGACGAAATAAAACGTCAAGCAAGAGAAAATGGGTTTACCGACTTTCACTTTAGCTTTAGTGGCGGCGAACCTACTGCATATAAATACTTTGGGAAGGTCATAGACCATTATTGCAGTGATGCAACTCCTGAGTACCAGAGTATCCACATGACGACCAATCTAAGCCCAGGAAGCAAATGGTGGAACAACTGGTTAGAAGCTACGAGCAGTCTGCAACGTAGGAGTATTACTGCAAGCTATCACGCAGAGTTTGCAAACGAACAAGAATTTGGAGATAAATGTCTCCAACTTATGAAAGCAGGTGTGTATGTTACAATCAACCAAGTTATGGTTCCTGAAATGTTTCAAGAGCTTTACGAACGCTTACAACGATTTGCCGCCCGAGGTATTAATGTTACTGTCAAGCCACAGTCCGACCCTACAGCCTCTCATGTTGTATCCGGATATACAGATGTACAACTTAACAAACTGCAAACTGGATTCCCTCAAAGAATCCCAGACGAATTTAAAAAAATAATACCGTTGTTACAGGTAGAATTACAAGACAAAGACGGTAACATCTATTATATAGACCAAGCAGAACGCTTTAATTCCTTTGGATTTAACAAGTTCAAAGGATGGCATTGCAACGCAGGATACCAAGGATGCGTCATTAGAGAGAATGAAGTTAAGCGCAGCTACAGTTGCCATGATGAACCCTTAGGCACGTTAGACGGCGGCTTTGAGCTGTTTAAAGCACCTTCTAAGTGTATTACACCTACTTGTGTAAGTAGCGCAGATAGTAAATTACCAAAGGTAAAGTATGAAAGTTGATATACAAGACGTTCTATTTTGGATGGATGCAATCCGTAATAGTGAGGATCGCTATCGTACATTAGAAAGCTTTTGGAAAGGACAAGTTAATAGTAAAGTATGGCTTGCAGAATCTCTAGAGCAGTTTATGCTATACGATAAACAACGAATTGCTATCTATGGAGGCTGGAATGGCGTACTTGCTAGTATTCTTTTTAATAGCAAATTAAACATAGAATATATTACAAGTGTAGATATTGATCCCGTATGTGAGGAAATTGCAAATACTGTAAATAAAAAATACGAGATGGAAAAAAGATTTCGAGCATTAACAGCAGATATGTGCGATGACAGGATTTCTTTTATGTTAAAATTTTCTAACATAATTATTAACACAAGTTGTGAACATATTACACAAGATCAATATGATAAGTGGTTAGATAATCAGCCAAATGATGCATTGTTTGTAATACAAAGCAATAACTATTTTGATCATGAAGAACATATACGATGTTCTACTGACTTAGGTGATTTTGTACGCATGAGCAAAATTAAACCGTTGTGGCAAGGCGAGCTCGAAACACCAAAATATGCACGTTATATGATTATAGGCAGAAAGAAAAATGTTTAAATTTGATCAATTAGAAAATATACATTTAGAAATTACAAATCGTTGCCAAGCAAGCTGTCCGATGTGTAGTAGAAACTATCACGGCGGTTTAGAAAATCCATTAATTAAAAATCAAGATTGGACAATTGACAATTTTAAACACATTTTGAATAGCGAAGTACTAAACCAAATAAACGGTTTTTACTTTTGTGGAAACTTTGGCGATCCTATTATTAATAACGATTTAGCAGAAATGTGTAGTTATGCAACTGATGTTAATCCTAGTTTAGAGATTAGAATACACACAAACGGCGGAGCAAGAAGTAAAGATTGGTGGAAGAAACTTGCAAAAGTATTGCCTAATAAACATTGTGTTATTTTTGCAATTGACGGCTTAGCAGATACACATAGTTTATATCGTATTGGTACTGACTTTGACAACGTATTAAAAAATGCAAAAGCATTTATTCAAGCAGGCGGAACAGCAGAATGGGCGTTTATTAAATTTAAACACAACGAGCATCAACAACTTGCTTGTGAAGCATTAGCAAAAGAACACGGCTTTGCTAAATTTACATGCAAAGACAGTGCAAGATTTGTTGCTACTGATAAGTTTGAAGTTTTAGATAAAAAAGGTCAGCTCGAATATTACCTAGAGCCTCCTACAGGAAGTAACATAACTCTTATAACTCAAGATGTAATTGACAATTATAAAGATGTGGTAGACGCCAGTGAAATAGACTGTTTTGTTTTAAAACAGAAAGAAATTTATATAACTGCACAAAGAAACATTATGCCTTGCTGTTTTTTAGCAAGTGCTCCGTATAATTATATACACCCTAATGATTTAGCTAAAGATATTAGACAAAAGATAAAATCACAGCACTCTAGTCTTATTGCAGATTTAGGAAATACTAATGCTCTTAATCATTCTATAAAAGATGTAATAGATTCTAATGCTTGGCAAACAGTATGGGACAAGTACTGGCATGCAGAAAAACTAATTACATGTGCTAGAACATGTGGTGTAAATAAACTTAGTAAACCCAAAGATCAGTTTATAGACAAGGTAGAGATATAATGTCAGATTTAGAAAAGTATCAAGCTGAAATTGCAGAAGTAAGCGGCACAGAAACATTTTGTGTGTTACCTTGGATACATATGGCAACTAGACCAAATGGCGATATGCGATTATGTTGTACATCTAATGCAAGTGGCGCAGGTGATAATCATGAAGTAGGTCTTGTAAAAATGGAAGATGGCAAACCTGCAAACTTTGGTAAAAATACACCTTTGGAGGCATGGAATAACGATTACATGAAAAGTGTACGTACAACTATGCTTAATGGTGAAATCCCTGCAAGTTGTACAGGTTGTTTTAAAGAAGAAAGACAAGGTATTGTAAGTAAGCGTATCTGGGAAACAGGCACTTGGCATCGAGACGACAACGGTGTAGATATTCCTGAACTTATTCGTCAAACAAAAGAAGACGGTTCTGTGCCAGAAAATTTAAAATATTTGGATCTAAGATTAGGACATACGTGCAACATTAAGTGTGTAATGTGTAGCCCGCATGATTCAAGTAAGTGGGTTGCGGACCATAAAAAACTTATTACAGTATTACAAGATCCTGAAGTTAAACGACAAATGCAATGGGATCGCAAATTGTTTAATAACAAGTGGCACGAGAAAGATTCATTCTGGAAAGAAATTAATGCACAAATTCCTAACCTAAGACAAGTGTACTTTGCTGGAGGCGAGCCTCTAATGATTAAAGAACACAAAATGTTTATTAAAGAAATTATTCGTCAAGGCTATCAAGATAAAATACTATTACGTTATAACTCAAACGGATTGCTTGTAGATGAAGAATTAATTGAGCTATGGTCAAAGTTTCATAAAGTTAAATTTGCTGTTAGTGTCGATGCAAGTTTTGAACGTGATGATTATATTCGCTTCCCTACAAAATTTGCTGATGTAGAACGCACACTGCATATGCTAGATAACACACCTGACAACATACATATTAGTATGGCAACAGCCGTGCAAATATTCAATATTAAACACATGCCTGATTTTATAAAGTGGAAAATAAACAGTAATTTTAAAAAGATGAATATTGGTTTAGTAGGCGGAGTAAAAATGGGAGGCGGATTGGTTAACATGCATCTAGTACATATACCAACGTTTCTTAATATTACAATACTACCAGAACAAGACAAACAAGAAGTGCGTGAACGTTTTGCAGAACTTAAAACATGGCTATGGGAAAATTACACACAAGACGATGATTTTTGGATACATAATCCATCTGGCTGGTCCAAGTGGGAAGGGTTGTTAACACACATGGATTCGGCAGATAACAGTCATTTACTTTCTGGATTTAAAGAGTATGTAAACAAGCTCGATGCTATCCGTGGTTTAAACGCAGCAGCTATATTTCCTGAACTAGCACACTTGCTATGAAAGAGCTAATTAAAATAGAAACAATGGAGTCTAAAAATAGACTCCGTATAGAGTATATGGTGGGAAACTATTGTAACTATAAATGTTTGTATTGCGGCGATTATGCTAACGGTGGAGATACTAGATGGCCAAACGACTACGAGTCATTGATAAAACATTTTACTCATCTATTAGATTTTTATATAGCAAACGGTAGAGATAGATTTGAAGTAAATCTGTTAGGTGGTGAACCTACACTTTGGCCAAACGTTGCTAAATTTGCTAGAGACTTAAAAGCAATGTATAACGTAAAAGTTACAATGACTACAAATGGTAGTAGAACTATTCGATGGTGGGAGAAAAATGCTAAAGCGTTTGATAAAATATTATTCAGCTATCACCACAAAGAAGCTGACTTGCCGCATTTTATAAATGTATTAGACACTGTTTACGATCAAGGAATTCCAATGAACACGTTAGTAATGATGGATCCTACTGTTTGGGACGAGTGTATAGATGCAATAGAACAAATGAAACAAAGTAAAAGACGTTGGTTTATTAGTGCAATGGAAGTTCATCCTCCTCAGTATACCACAGAGCAGCGTGAGGTATTTAAAAAACATGCTAAGAGAAGGCCGCCCATCTTAAAGGTTTTAAAAGACGAATGGGAAAATGTTATTAAGGGAAGAACTAAACTAATATATAGCGACGGATCTAAAAAGCGTGTAGAACGTAACTATCTTTCAACAAACAATCTAAATAATTTTAAAGGATGGATGTGTAATATAGGATTAGAAAATATTAATATACAAAAAGATGGAAGAATTACAGGCGTATGCGGAAATTTTGTATATGGCGAACAACAACACTATAATCTATATGATCCTGACTTTGTTACTAAATTTAATCCTAAATTAGTTCCTAGCGTATGTACAAAATGTGTGTGCTGGTGTCAACCTGAACAACTAATGACTAAGTGGAAACCTTAGTCAACGGAATATCAGCAGCACATGTACACCATGTACGTGTACACGTAATAGGAGCAACAGGCGATTCAAATGTTCCGTTATAGATGTTACCTAAACTTCCTCCTACTCTACAAGTAGCACGATGTACTTCTCCATCCCAGTTAATCATTAAGCTTTCTAATCCAGCATTGCAAATCCATCCTTCGAACTGATTTAATTTATTCTTAATGACATCGTTAGCATGTATCATATCCTTTTCGTCTATAATACAGTTAGCTTTCACAGTAGAAGTTTTGCTTAGAATCCATTCTAAATCTTTTTCTTTGTAGCGCATATCATCAAACCATTCACGGTCATCTGCTTCGGTCCATCGTATGCGTCTACAAACATAGGGAACGTTATGTCCTTCTAGTAAGATAGCTGCTGCTCGTACGGCATCCATGTGTTCGTGATGTGCCATAAGATTAACTTGAAACAGTGTAGCCATACCCTCCATATCCAGTAATTGCGAATATCTAACAATGTTTTCAGCAGCTCGTTGACAGTGTTCGTTATCAAAATGCAAACTAAACACCCACTGATTTACTGGTTGCTTGATATACCATTCTGCACTACGTAACCCGTTAGTTGTAACACTAAGCCATTGCAATCTTGCTCTAGCACATTCTAATATGTCATTAATTTTAGGATGCACAGTGGGTTCACCGCCGGTTAAACTAAGACGTATTGCCTTGCCAATCTTTTCTAATTCGTAGATTGTATTAACCATAACGTCTAAGTCAGTGTGTGGACTAAAGTTATCGTGTATTTCCGCAGGACAATACCCGCAATCTAAGTTACAGCGTTTTCCTATGTTCCATTCAACATGAATACTAGTATGATGTCCCCAGCGACTTTCTACTTTATACATAAGGCTCGAACTCTGGATTGGTAGTAAGAAAGTCTTGGCTGCGAGTTTTATCTAATGCACGATTAAAGTTTATACAATCTTGCCAATGTGTGTCGTACATGCACTTTGATTCTAAGAAATTAATATTATCTTGTATCTGTTGTAGTGTCACAGTTTCTAATAGTTTGTGTTGCTGTACCAAAGGATATTTTAATACTTCTGTTTTCATTTGTTCTAATCGATTAACAACTTTTACTTTTAGTTCAGGAGGGAGTACTTGCGCACTTAAACTCATAGGATAAGTTACACGATGCGAATAAAATACAATGCCTAATTTATTAATAAAGTAATCGATTACTTTGTCAATCTGCATAATATTGTTTGCTTGTACAGTAAATGCACCGACTACTCTAGTTACATTAGGAAAACTCTTAAACACTTCGATGTTTTCTTCTATTTCGCTAAACTTGCCGTTGCCTCTAATGTACTCGTAAACGTCATGTATACCGTCTATGCTTACGTTTACAGCAACACTTTTAAACTTAGGCCAATAGTCGTGAATTGTTCTTCCACCTTTAATGCCCAGCGTAGTACCGTTTGTAGCGTACTTAATTTCAATGTTATCACCATACTCTGCAAGTTTGTCTAGTATCTTGTAGTGATATGGATCCATTAGAGGCTCGCCGCCTGCAAACTCCACACGTCTAAAGAACGGTAGTAGTTTTTCAAAACTTGACCACCAATTGTCTGAGTTATCAAACGGTCCAATATATTTGCCAGGTTTGTCTACTAATGATTCTACAATAGGAATTAATAGATTATTTTCTTTTTTATAAAATTCTGTAACTTGATCCCAGTCTTTCCAACTAGTACTGTCTAACGGGTTACACATACGACATTTTAAGTTACACAAGTTATTAAGTTTAATTTCCATTGTAGGAAGTTCAAACGGCATTGTATAATCTTCGTTTAATGCGGCTAATGCATTAGGATATAAGTTGACCCTAGCTTCAGGTATTACTCCTGCTGTATGACGCTGTCGTAAGCTCTGCACACCCTGATCTTCTAGGTCAAAGCACGGTTTACATACCTCTGGACGCTCGTCATTAAGTACTTGTCTACGCACTTCACGCATAGCATCGCCATTCCAAACTTCTTCTAATGTTTCATCTTGTATGTAACCGATAGGCGCACTTCGGCAGCATACTTTAATAGCACCATCTTCCCTAGTAGCTAATCCTGTAAAAGGATGCATACAGAATGTACAACTTTTAGACATTATCTATTCCCCATTGACGTTCCTTGCACCAAAAACATTCTCCACATTCTGGCACATGTTGTCCTGGTATATATGTAGTATAATCCAAACCTTCAAACTCTCCTTCGCAACTACGAGTAAGATTTAATAAGTCTACGATATCGTTTTCGTAGTACTGCCGTATGATCCAATCCTTTTTAGTATACACGAAAGGATGACAAATGTCAATCCCGTTATGTACAAAATGAGGGGCCAACACACCTTCGTTACGTTCTTCCATTTCTCCAGGTATAGATATATCAGGATTCATATTTACACCACCGTATAATGCATCTAAGTTATATTGATGTGCAATATATTCATTATGTGAACGTAATATAATCCTATTACCTGATTTCATTTTACCATACTCGTCTTTAATAAGGTAATCAGTAGGCTCTTCTAATTCTGGCGGGACTAAATTTTTATGTACTGTAAAATTATTGTCAAACTTATTCTCAAGCCAGTCAATTACTCCATCAACAACAGGACCTTGCCATGGTCTTGTTTTCCACATACGTATTTGATTAGTAATATGTATATCTGTAGTTGTACTTACGTTTTTACATATCAAATAAGCAAGTAACGCACTATCGGCTCCGCCACTAAGACTAATGCCTATGCGTTTCCAAGTTTGGTCCAAATAAAGATTCATGCAAATACTTATATACTAAATATCTTATAATACGTATTATTGGCAGGATTTACTATGCTTCAAACATTACCTTATACAGTTGATTCAACACTTCTTAATAAAGCACAGTGTTCTATTCCGTCTGTAGATTCTAAACTAACAATCAACCAACCAACGGGTAATTTTTTTTACAACCCGTGGAAGATTAAAGAAGAATTTAAAGGCACTGTTTGGGAAACTCTTTTAAATACGTTGCCCTTGGATATAGGCGAAGCAAGAATCATTGTACTCGGTCACGGAACAACTTATATGTCGCATACTGATATTGATGACAGATATCATCTAAGTATTAAAGGACAATATTCTTTTTTAATTAATGTAGACGATGAAAAAATGTACCCTACAGTAGCAGACGGCCAGTGGTATGAAATGAATACCGGACTACGCCATGTAGCAGCAAATTTTGGATCTTACGATCGTGCTCAGCTTGTTATAAGAAAACTTTTGAATAATGCTAATTTAAAAAATTATACAAATATAACAATTAAACCAGTATGTGAAAATCCTAGATTTGAATTTGATGACTTAATTAGTCCTTGGTTAAATAAAATAAACAAACAGCACTTAATTAATAATTTTAGTATTTTGCAAGACGGCGTTACATTTAATTTAGACACTAATGCCATACATGAATTAGATAATATTGATATTGATAAATTTAAGGTAATAAAATAATGCACCATGTACTTTTCTTTTCGTTAACAGGAAAAAGATGGGAACGAGCACTTTGGCCACACCGTGTAGCTACATTTTTAAGAATGAATGAATGGGATGCCGAGGTAGTAGACTTTACAGCATTTTGGGAATTAGAAGAACTACAAGAGTTTGTGCGCAGTAGAACTACAAGTAAGACTGTTATGTTTTGTTTCGGCACTGCTTTCTTAAATCCTTGGAGCCCTTACTTAAATGATTTTATTGCTTGGTTAAAAAATGAATATCCTGATATTCCAGTAGTAGTTGGTGGCAACAATGCTTTAACCACTCCTGCTGATAATGTAGATTATTGGGTAGACAGTTACGGAGAAAATGCCATCCTTGCATTGTGTAAACATTTAATAGGCACATTAGGATCTCCTCTAAGAACCGATCCTACTTTTATGGGAAGCAAAAATGTTCTCAGAGGATTGCACCATTATCCATCGACACCACTAGACAATTATCTTGTAGACTATGAAACACGAGACTTTATAATGCCGTATGAATGCCCTCAAATTGAAACTGCTCGTGGATGTATGTTTGAATGTAGCTACTGTAATTTTCCTCTGTTAGGACAATCTAAAGATGTCAGTGTAAGTAAAGAAGAATTCAAACGACAGATGCAGACTGGGTACGAGAAGTGGGGCATTAAGAATTGGCGTGTAATGGACGAAACTTTTAATGATCGTCCTTCAAAATTACAAAAGTATGCTGACGCAGTAGACGAACTAGGATACAATCCTTGGATCTGCGGCTTTGCCCGCGGGGACTTAGTTGTTAAACATAAAGAGCACTGGGACACTTATATTAGATTAGGGTTCCTAGGACATAGTATGGGACTCGAAACTTTTAACAGAGAAGCAGGCAAACTTGTGCGTAAAGGTATGGATCCGACACAAATACAAGAAGGATTATTAGAGTTTCAAGAATATACAGATATTCATGCTCCTAAGAGATATAGAGCAAACATACAATTAATATGCGGTATACCAGGAGAAACACACGAGTCTTGGCATAGTTCATTAAATTGGTTAAACACTAAATGGAATAGACAAAGTGCTAGCGCCCACATTTTAGAAATTGGCGATTATGATGAAAGCCTTACAAACCAAAGCCGATTTACTAAACAACTTAAAGACAACGGCTTGTTGAAAATTGAGGCTAAACAAAATCCAGGGTATGACGTCTATAAAGATGCTAACGGAAATGTTGTCTTTAAGTCTACTACTCCACGAGGCGGTGGGGTAGGCAGCACTCGCAATGACATTGTTATATGGAAACATAATACTATGGATTGGTACCAAGCGCAGAATTTAGTAAAAGAATTTTATTCAGATGATGGATTTATTGGACTTCGAGGGTGCAATCCGTTTTTATCAGATAGATTATTTGTGCTAACAGAAGCAGAACGATATGAAGATATTTACGATATAAACATGTCACAGACAGATACTAACGATCCTAAGTTTAAAACTTTTGTGAAAAATTACATCGATAAAAAATTAAATCATACACTTAGTAATTAATATCCAATTATGTGAAACATAAACTTTGGAGTCATACCTGCATTAATACCACTGTGCCACTCGTTATGATTATTCCAACGAAATATTGATCCTTGAATACAGTTATACAAATAATCTTCCCCTAGCATAAAAATATGTCCGGGAGTTTTATCTCCCATCATAATACTGTAGCGTTTGATTTCACCATGCTTTAAATATTCTTGTTCATTATCATCAACATCCCAATGCCAAGGAGCATAGTATCCAGGATCAACTCTGCTAATCCAAGCGCGGTGAACACCTTTTAATCGTAAATAAAATGCAACATCATCGACAAACTCCTGTGAGAACTCTTTTCCAGGATAGTAGTTTGTCCACTTCATGGCAGAAGAATTAAAATTAGCTTCCTTCCAAATAGAATGAATTTTTCCATAATTGCTATTATCTAAGTTCCAGCGACTAGGGTCAGTAGTAACATCTGAGCCTTGTTTGTCTGTTAATGATTCGATTAATTCTTTTAAATTCATGCGTCTATATGCATTTAGAAACGCACAACTTTTTAAAGTTAGTAATCTTCTGTCGTAGGCTGCACCAGGATTGTGCATTATATGATTCCTATCATGTCTAATACTTCTTGCTTATATTCTGTTAGAACACTAATAATTATTATAGTTATTTCTTCTTGACTATTGTTTTGAAATTCAGCAGGATATTTTGTTGTATCTAATAAGTATACGTTGCCTTCTTCTAGTACAACGGTTTGAATTTTTTCTTGATGACTAATTAGACAAACATCTTGATTAACTATAATAGGAATTATAATGCTAACATGCGCCGGGGTAAAAGCTTGCCACTTTCCTAATTTTTGATTAGGCGGATAATTAAATAAAAATGACCGAAACGGCTGTTTTAATAAATCCTTTAATCTCTTAAAGAATCCAAATACCATTGGAGTATCTTTAAAATATTCGGGGCCTTCGTCGTGCGGGTCTAAATCAGGGTGATACGGAAATGTAGGATCGTTGTATATTGTTTGTAGTCCCCAGCCATTAACACTATGGATTGTATTTTTAGCATCAATAAATGTCGGGTGATTATGATGTTTCAAATAATCCCAGTGCAAATAATTAAAGTCTGTTTTTAATATATTAAAATATTCAACAGCGTCATCTATATTATATTTCAAATTTAACTTATGTATCATAAACATACTTATCGACAGCATAAAATTATAAGTATAGTAATGAACACAACTAATTGGAATTATTATTACAAAAGAACAGCTGATGATGTAACAGCATCATCTAATATGTTATACACAGCCTTAATGAATCCTACTAAAGATATTTTATGTAAGCATTATTGTATTAATGAGGATTATCAAGGCGTGCAACCTGGCATGACGCAAGAGATAATTGACTTCTTTTTTGAAAGAGAAGTAAGGTTTTTACAAGAGCTACAACATTTAGATTGTACTCCTAAACTCTTAGAAGTAGATCGTGCTAATAATAAAGTTTTTATAGAATGGAACACAGAAACACTAGCGCAGATAGTATTTGACCCAAACAGATCAATAGATGATGAATTTCCTAATTGGAAAGATCGATTGTATAGTGTTGTAAAAGAATTTAAAGATAATGGTTATTATAAACTAGCACTCTATCCGCATTGTTTTTTTATAAACAAATCCGGCGCTTTAAAAATTATTGACTATTACTCAGTTGTGCCACATGACGATTATTTTATTGAAAGAAAATTAATTGCAGGCATGATTGGAGACCAAGGGTCTTATAGATTTGATCAGTCAGAAACTGACGGTGTAATTGATCTTAAAAACTTCTTTAATCTTACAATGAACATACACTTGCCAAAGTGTTGGCCCGACTGTCCATTCCCAGAGTTTTTTAATAAATTATATTAATCGTGTAATGTAATTTGTAACGTAAGCCTAGGAGTGTATCCAATGTTAGTAGGCCCGTGTATACATTCAGGATCACTCCATTCGTATAAATCACCTGCTTTATAGTTAGATAACATTTTATCATCATATGCAAATATGTGTCCAGGCTCCCAGTCTTGTAAGAACATAGTGTATCTTACAAAATTAGTAAGTTCAGTTAAATGCGGATCGACATGCATTGCTTGAAATTCCCCAGGGTATAGTTTTACAAACCACCAAAACTGATATTTTCTAGTATCTGGTAAATCAGGATACACAAAGTTGTATCCTTCCATTTCTGGTGATCCTGCGTTAAGCTGATGGAAGAAAAACTTATTATTTGAGTATCCTGGTCTTGCCATTTCTCTAAACTTTTCTAACGTTTCATTGCCTGTCCAGCGATCAGGTTGCCATACTGGAGTCTTCTCGCCTTGTTTACTGTTTAACATTTCTATAATGTTATTTTCAATAATCCAATCTGCGTAATTACCTATATAATTCATTGTAGATCATAAGAGCTAAAACATGCAATCATTCTTGTGCTCCATCCTATATTACATGCACCGTGTAGTGCCTTACTATCGTCGTAAACAAACAAATCACCTTTTTTGTATCCAGTTGCGAGCTGATCCTCATAGATAAACACATGACCTGGCTCGTAATCTTGCAAAGCCATCCAATATCGTTTACTATTTTTTTCTATAAGAGCATGCGGATCTTTATGCATAGGCATTTTGTCGCCCGGATTCATTTTTATAAACCACCACAAAAACTCACCATTCAACGGAATAGGCGATTTAACATCAAACGGAAACGTATCGGGCTCGTAAATGTACCAATATGTTTGTGTTAAATCGTATCCGTGTTCTGCTGCTTTTCTAAATTCTTCACTGTCAGGATTTCTGCCACCTCCAGGTCGACGTGTGCCATCGTTATCTTTTATAAAGTCGATCCACTCTGGTTGTATCCAGTCTGCGTAATTGCCTAAATATTTCATATTAAATCTCGAAATTCCATAAGATCTTCAAAACTAACATTTTTATCCATCATTGTATCTCCACACCTAATCACTATTACTATTCTATTCTCGTTCATACTATTTTCAACACCATGATACCAGTCAGCTCTCATTAAAGTAACTTTGTCGACGGTAGTACTTGCAATAGGCTGTAATACAATTTCTTCCTTAATAAAATTAATTGTGTATCCATTATAAGGCGGCTTGTCATTCGCACAAAATTTAGACCAAATATATTCTTCTTTAATATCCTTATGATCATACCAATGCGTTACAGACTCTTCATAATTTTTTATCGGTATAGTAATAACAACTTTTTGATGTAACTCGTTGTTTCCGTCTAAATGAATGTTAAAGTTACTCACAGGCGGAACAATTAAAATATTAATATATTGTAAAGGCAGTTTTAATCTCGGAAGTAAAAATCCGCTAAGAATTGGAAAGTCTTTTATACCTACTGAGTGACAATATTCTGATGTCGCAGACTCGTCAATAACATCATCAGGATATCTGTTAATATATTCTAATAACTCTTTTTGAATTAATGGTAGTTCTGGAACATTTAATTTTTGATACATTTTCATATTAATAACTCTCTATATTGTTAATGCCAAGCGTTTTACGAAATTCTTCTGTAAACTTACCGTCGATGCGTAATGCATAACTTTGTTCCATAATGCGCTCTCCCCCATGCCAGTCTTGATCATTCCACCAAGCAGCACGAGTATTAAGATATGTTTTGTTTTTAGTTTCAGGATCCCACAAATAAAATGCTTTCTTAGTATTAGGACGAATATGTATAAATTCGTTTTTGTGCGGAAACGTTTGATTCATTCCGTTTTTAGCATCAAGGTCCCTGTGTTCAAAAGGAACTCCGTCTGCTTCGCAATGAAAGAATATAACACGCCCGATGTGTTCGAATATGTTATCTTTGATTAACTGTTCTGTCCACTTTACTATTCCGGGAAAATGTTCTGCTTCTTCTGTTAGTTTACGTTCTGCTGTTCTGTCATTCCATGACCCTTCTTCCCAAAGGAAATAATAAATGTAAGGATCGTACGCACCTAGTGCCATTTTTAAATAACGTGTAAATTTATTACGCTGTTTATAATCACCAAAGTCTGAAGGCATAAGTTTCATACCTTCGACTTTAATAGGATTATCATCTGCTAGTGATTGAAATTCTTCTAATGCTTGATAGATAGGTTTCCAATTTAATGTATAACTCATGTCTTCAAAAGTAAAACCAGGCGCCATCCATGTACCTTCTTTAGCAAACTCTCTTGCCGCCGCAAAGCCATGTATTATTTCTGGTTGTAATTTCTCAAAAGTTTCCATATCTAGATACTTTTCCATATCAAAATATGGTTGACTATTAATTCCTTTAATTGCCATAATTCTTTATCCATTCTTCAGGTATAGTATCGGGCAGCATTTTTCTTTTGTTTACTGCATAGTCTCTTAGTATAACTTGATGCACTAACGGACTCGGAGGCTTCCCTGGAAGTATATCAGCAATTGCTTCAGTTTGTACTTCAGATAAGTCTAATGTTTTAGCATCTGGCCATTGTATAATTTTAACTACAATGTTATTAATAATTAGCGGATAATGAGCTCGGTTGCCGTCGTTATGATCCATTCCGAGACTCCAGTTATTTTTAGTAGCTATTGCCTTTGTTTCTCTTACTAATTCAGACATATAAATTTGTGGGCCGCCGGGGAATCGTCCGATGTCAGCGCCACAGCGTACTCTATATTGCTTGCATACATCTAATCCAAATTCTTGTATTTCTTCTAAACAATATTCTAACTGTGTCATGTCTTCTAATGTATAACTGATATTTTTAATTACTAGTCCTAACTCGGTACAATTTTTAATACCTTCCATCTGCTTTTTGCGCACAGTATGACCTTGATAGTCAGGATGGTTGAGACCAAATGTCCAGGCAACATTCTTAAAGTCTTTAAACTTTGCAGCATATTTACGATTTGCCATATTAACGCCATTGGTCAAAATCATAATACCACGAGGCTTTCCAGGAAGTGATTGTATAGCTGTTATTAACTCGGGCAAATCTTTTCTTGTAGTAGGCTCTGCTCCTACTAATGCAACAGGGTATCCGTCATCGGGCCAAGATTTAATTTTTGCTAATATCGATAAAATTGCTGGATCTATAGACTTGTTATCAGGTTCTTGATAACAATGCGGGCATGCTAGATTGCATTTATTAGTTGTCTCTAGAAAGTAGCTTCCTAATGCATGTCTTGGATAGTTGTAGTTTAAATAAAACTCTGCATCAGGCTCTACAAGATGTTCAACGTATCCGTGCTCTGGGCATGTCTTACTTAACCATATTTGATTATCTTTTTCAAATCTAGTTGCTGGCACATGTTGATAACATTGTTCGCAAATTGATAATGTATCTTTTAGTTTATTCATCGATATTTCTCTGGCAATGTATCAAACAACGATTTTCTTTCATTGACTGCTCTATCTCTTAATATAACTTGATGCAATAGTGGACTTTTTGGTTTTCCTGGAACTACAGTTGCCCAAGACTCGGAATAGATTTCTTCAAAGTCTATTGTTTTAACATCTACCCATTTAATAAATCTATGTGTAATTCCGTTTATTCTTACCAAATAATGTGTACGATTTCCGTTTTTTTCATCTACTTCCCACGACCAACCTTTTTCATTACATACACGTTCTGCTGTTTTGACTAGCTCTGATAAGTAATGTTCTGGTTCATCTTCGTCTGGAGTGCGTCCAATTTCAACGCCTAGCTGTATTCTTGCATCGCTGCATACTCCCTTATGATGCCATTCTTGAATTTCTTCTAGAACATCATCTAGCTGATCCATAGTACCTAATGTGTAAGTAAAATTCTTAATAGTAAGCCCTAGCTCAATACAGTTGTCTATGCCTATTTGCTGTTTTTTTCTAATAACACCACCGTTATAATCTGGATGGTTAAGACCAATGGTCCATGTTAACCCTTCTATGCCTACAAATTTTTCTGCATATGCACGTTTGCCTAAATTTATTCCGTTAGTAACAACCATTAGCCATCGTGGAACTTCAGTTAACGATTGTATTTCTTTTACTATGTCTGATAAGTCTTTTCGTGTAGTTGGTTCTGCTCCTACTAATGCTAATGCCATATCATCAGGTAACTCTTTAGTTTGTTTAATAATGGACGAAACTGTAGGATCTATTGACAAATTGTCTGGCATTTGATAACAATGGGGACAATCTAAGTTACATCGATTAGTTATCTCAAACCAGAAAGTATTAGGTAATCTACGTTCATATTTGAAATTAAGATAAAACTCTGCGTCTACTTCTACCAAACACTCGTGATAGCCGTGCTCAGGACATGTTTTACTTAACCATATCTGGTTGTCTCTTTCAAATCGTACTGCCGGTACATGTCGATAACAGTGTTCACACATTGATAATGTATCTTGTAGTTTTTTCATTGAGCACTCACATTTTAATTATATACTCATATTTACCTATAAATAATATTGAGGAACAACGTTATGGACTATGAATATTATTGGAACAATGTGCCAGGATCTGGGTTGTGTAGAAATAACTTAATCTACACTAGTTTAGTAAATGCACAACAAACTGAATTTGTACAATGGTATTATAATGATCAAGGATATCACAAAGGACAAAATCAAGTAGTCGATCCTGCACTAATGGAATCAAAATGGCTGCGCGAAGTTAAGTATATTACACAAATGAGCGAACAATATCCTGAATTAGTTCCTATAATAAAAACTATTAACCACACTGAAAGAAAATTACATTTAGAAATAGAAGGTCCTGATTTTTGGGAACTTGCAAAATGCGACCAAGCAAACTACGATAGTGTATTACCTAACTGGCAAGAACAGATGCTAGACATAATTCAAGCGCACAAGAGTCTAGGCATTTACAAATACAGTATGCATCCTAGCAGTTATTTTGTAGTAAATGGAAAGCTTAAAAGCATTAACTATTTTTTTGCGTATAATGAAGAAGAAGGTCCTATTAGCATAGCAGACCATTCTAGTCATATATACAGCACACGGCAAGAAGAAATGCGTAAACACATTGAATCGTTAGGCATTGACTGGCATGCACCGCAGCCTTTAAATTTATTAGAACAATTATGTTGGGAGAGTTTTAGAAAGAACTTTCCTAATGATTTTATAGAGAAAGCTAAATGTATAAAATAATTCCTTGGAGTGAAGACTTAGAATTATCTGAATTTTATGAAGGTGCTGCTGCCCGTGGGTTTGAAAATAATGCATCGCAGCATATGCTTGTAGATTGTTTTCGTAAAGAAGCTAACTGGCAAACTTGGATATTATACTATAATAATGAAGCTGTAGGCAGTGTAGCAGCACATACATTTGACGATGTAATGGGCCCTAATACATTTAGAGTTGCTGCTAGAACATGTGTGTTTACAGACAAGTTACCTTTAGTTAGTTTAAGGACACGCAATCAGATTGTTACACATCAACATGCAACTGGACAATTTTTAATTCCTGCTTGTTTAGAATGGCTTCCCAAAGGAGCTAGAGCATTTATAACTTCTAACGAAAATGAAGCAGGTACCCAAAAAATAGTACACAGAGTATTTGCTCCTGCTATGGAAAAGACAGGGCAAATGAAACATATAAAAGATGTGTTTTATAGAGGCACTAATCAAACAGTGTGGGAAATTTTTCCAGACAAGTTTTTTGAAGAATTAAATAAACATCCTAGATGGTAAAGTGAGGTAAGTTGTGCAAGAAAGTGCAGAAGAATTTTTAAAACATTTAAAGAAAGATTTACATCAGCATATAGATGCTTTTAAAGAAAAAACTCGATCTTTTAAAATAGGTCATATAGAGGATATTGATAAGTTTTTTGACGAATACTTAGGTAAACTATTTGACAGTAAAACTGATCAAAGAATTTTTGATTCTATTAAAACTTTACGGTTTCTTGAACCGCATCATGTAGATGGCTGCAAAGCAATTCTTGACCGTATGAGTTTACTAGAACAAATGCCAAAAAATGCTGTAGTAGCAGAGATAGGTGTTGATAGAGGTCGGTTTGCAGAACGTATATACGAGGTTACACAGCCACAAAAGTTACATCTCATTGATATTTTTCAATACGATTATCAACTAAAATCAGTAGACAGCATATTTGATCAAAAAGAAAACATAGAAATACATCAAGTAGACTCCGCAGAAGCAGGAAATTTGTTTAATGACGAGTATTTTGATTGGGTGTATATAGATACTACTCACACATATGAAAGAACCAAAGCAGAACTAAATTCATTTGCAGATAAAATAAAACCAGGCGGATTCATCTCAGGTCATGACTACTTTCAGGTTGGCGTATCAAATGGGTTTTCATACGGTGTAATGAGTGCAGTACACGAATTTGTAGTGATCAATAACTGGAAACTATATGCTGTTACGCTGGAACCTTTAGAAAACCAAAGTTTTGTTATACAAAAACCAGATAAGTTTTTTGAAGAATTAAGTAAATATTCTAGGTAGTAATAATATGGTGATTAAGTATAACAATATAGAAAACCGTAAGATTGTTTTTTGTATATTAGATAATTTAAACGAATGTGACAATTTAATAGCTAAAGATATGTCTATTAATACAATGGATTTTTTAATCCGGACAATGGTAACACAGAAATATGATATATTAATAAGTTCTAACGAATCTGATTTGTTAACAGAAGCAGTTAAAATAAATAATTACACACATGCTGTTGTTGTAGCAACTGGCACTTATTCCCCTTTTGGTAATAGATTCTTTGATGAAATTGAAACCTTGTGTAATCAAGATTTTTTTATTGCGGGACATATACTAGATAGACAAGATTCTTATTTAGAACTACACAAACAGTTTTATATAATAAATTTAGATGATTATAAAAACTTAAATTGTCCTATTATAGAAGAAGGTAACTGGTTTTTAGAAGATTTGCACGAAGAATTCTGCCCTATTGTATCTAAGTACGGCGACGACATTAATAAAATTATTCAGAGTGTAACTATCGGTACTAAAAAGAAAACATATAAATCTAAACTACACGGTTATAATATTCTTAAATTAGCATTAGAGAATAATAAAAAACTTATTGATGTTGGTCAAGGACTACGCTCTTCTAAACATTATTTGTATCATGAGTACGATCATGTCTTTATTAATGCATATCCTAAAATTTTTCATCAACAATTATTTGCTAGAAATGTAGTTGCACCTTGGAATACAGATACCGTTTACGACAAAATCGAATTCAGCGGTCCTGTTGAACAATATGTTACAATAGGTACTGGATTAAATTGGATTAGAAACCTAACACTTATTGGTTACACGTCTAATACTGAAGTTGTTTTTACTGATATTAATCATAACTGTTTAAGATTTATGAAAGAATTGGTTGAAAACTGGGATGGTATCGACTACGATAAATTTTATCATTCATTTGAATACTTTTATCCTAGTGGAGTACCTGAACACGTTTTCAAAAATTTATCAGCTAAATGTGAATTTGATGAATTTAAGAATTTTTTTGATAATTGGAACGATACATGGAATACAATTAAAAAATTAAAATTTAGTTATCGTCTAATAGACTACACTTCTGAATACGATTTGTCGTGGATTGACCCAACTAAGAGTACATTAATGAACTTTAGTGATTTATTTAATTACGCAGCATTAACTCCCTTACAAAGTGTTAAATTTAAGATAGGTGCTGAAAATAGACTAATTCACAATCTATCTAAAATTAATCCGGATATTACAGTAATAATTACGTCTAGGGCTGCCGAAGGATTTAAAGAGTTTAATAGCAATACAATAAGCAAAGTTAAAGATTTAGAATTAACAACTCTTGAAGAATTGAAGAAATTGCCGTGGCACGAACACGATTGGAATAAGGTAGGAAGAAGTCACCTTGGACTCTAAGGCATAGCATCTATTTTTATAAATTTGCCATCGACATTTTGTTTTTTGGCTGCGTCTAATATTAATTCTTTCCATCCAGGTAATGAATCGTTTCTTGATGCAATAATAAAATACCTATCTTCGTTGCTATTATTCCATAAACCGTGATAATAATGAATATTCATAGCATATGCATGCCCTGGCATCATATCTAAGTTAGGGCTACCATCTTGCCATCGCCATTCAAACCCTTCTGGACTATTTAATACAAATGAAGTATTATCAATAATAGGACCTTTACTGTCATTATGAAAATTAATATATCCCCCTGCTTCTAGTAACATAAATCGAACTCTACTATATTGTTCGCACGGAAAAGTGTTTATAAAATAATCCTTAGTAACAGGTGCCGAATTTGAAGCATCAGTCCAACTCATTATTTTGTATGCTTCTTTATGATCAGTAATTCCGTATTGATCCCACGATCCGGTTTTATTTTCGTCTAATCCGTGTAGCACTAATCCGTACCAGCCTTCACTGTCACCGTCTCGATGTTTAGTAAATTTATGTCTAAGATTCTTTGCTTCTTCTAACATTTCGTTGTACGGAAACACCACATCTAAATCTAAGTATTTGGCTTCGGATATAAAATATTCTCTCATTTATCTCTCTCATAATCAAACGTAGCACGATGCACACGGCGAGTATTCATTGATTCGAAATGTAATCTTTTGTGTACACCCAACCATTGGTCACTTAATGAAACATCACCAGTTTTCCATTCAAGTATGTGGCAATACTTATCTTGTGTAACAAAGTCAAACAATGGTTCAGCAATTTCTAAACTCTGATTTCTAGTCATACCTTCAAATCTTTCAAATTGATGCAAGCTTAAAAATAATCCTGTTTCACCTATGTGATTAGTGTACACAAGTGGAAATGGTACATCATCGTATATTGTTCTATTTTTAAAATTTTCTTGTGTACGTTCTACGCTATGATTAACATTACCAAATGTAATAACTTTTAAGTCTTTGATACGATCTTTTGTATCGCTGTCTAAGTCCTTGTATGCTTCTATAGTATTATTCCAAACAGTTGTACTACCTTCAACTCCTTGTTCTCCATATAACCAAGCAACTCCTGAGCCCGGCCTTGCATGTGGACTTTCGTTATGCCATAGCATTTCTTCTTTGTGTCCTGCTATACTATTTTCTGTTACAAGACCTATGTAACCTTCTTTGTCTAATGCACTACGGTCAAATCCTGGAGTGTTAGGTTTGAATAACACGTATGGATTAGGAAACATTTTTACAATTTCTGCTTCTCTTTCTACAGATAGGTTCTGATTTCTTATAGTAATAGCAGTATGTTTTGCACATAACCTAATGAGATTTTTAATTTCTTGTGCAGTAGTAATATTTAAATCGATATCTTCAATTATTAGCATTACTATATCCTAATGTTTGTATATTGTCCCACTTACTGTCGTCTAAGTTATTAAACTCGTCAGCGAATCTAAAAACATTATCAACAGGAAGTGTTTTTAATATATCTAATCGAGCGTTCCACCATTTTGTTTTTAACAGCATTTCTTTTACATTGTCAGGAAATCTATCTCTAATAACTTTATTCACGCCGCCTACAATAGTATAAGGTTCTACGTCTTTGGTAATAATAGCATTAGCGGCAACGACAGAACCATTGCCTATTGTTACGCCAGGCATAACAATAATGCCATCACCTAGATATACATCATTGCCTATTACAACAGGACGAGAATTCATTTCTTTTACATCTGTTTGATCTCTACTAATATTTAACATGACAAGCTCTTCGTCTGTATAGTCACCTTGTTTGGCCATTATAGTGTCTGGGTTAATGCTAACTCCTGAAAAATTGTGCATGCCAGCAGCAATAGTACAGCGGTATCCTACACCACTATGTCTGCCCATAAACACATTGCATCTCATATATCCATTTGCACGTATACTAGAATATGCTCCTAGAAAAATCTTATTAGGCGCATCTTGAAAACTAGGAATATTATTCATTATTCCTTTTTCAAAAAGTATGCCTTTGAGATATTCTGTATCTGTGTATCTTATGTTATGCTCATTTAAGTGCATATGGCTGCTTAATAAGGTATCTGCAGAAAGTGTACCGGTTAAAAAATATTCTAACTTTGTTTCGATATTCATAAAGATATTTATAGAAAATATTACTTGATAAATATTAATATGGATTTCTCAAACGCAAAAGCAATAGCAGTAAACATTGATGTTGACGAAGATAGACTTACACAAGAACTGGAGTCTATACCAGAAACACTTTGGGATAGTGGTGTAGATAATAAAACAAAAACCTATTGGAACACTATATGGCTAACAAAAAATGATGTAGACGAGTTTGCTGATTTTAAAACTGCAAAATCTATTAAACATGATGCATGGTATTGGAATGAAGATTTAGAAATACCTTATATAAAATCTTTAGTAGAATCTTTGCCTATTAGAACTATAGGAATGATCCGTGCATTTATTTTAACAGGGCCATTGCCTATTCATACTGATAGTAATGAGTTAACACCTAAAGCACTTGACTATAATTTAGCATTGACTATAGCATCTAAATTAGAAGTACCTATGACAATGACAGATGGTACAAAGGTTAAAGAAAAAACTATATTTTTTAATGATAGTATTCCTCATGGATTTCCAGACGCAGTAGGCACACAAATGAGCATACGAATTTTTGGCGATTTTGAGTACGATAAATTTGAATTGGACACAGTGTATGAATAACCTAGAATATTTAGATCATCTTCCTACTATGCCTGTCGAGTTAGTAGACGATATTCTAACCACAGTAGAAATTGGCGAACGTTACAGTTCAAAAGGCAATACAGAAGCATCTAGCTATAAACATTTTGCTAGTATTGATGCTAGTGATAAACTAAAAGAATTTACAAATAGTCTGTTTAATTTTAAACACGATGCACACATTTTTGTTTTATCTGATCACATTCCGCCACACATAGATAATCTCGAAGTAAGAGATGTTGCGTTTAACTACGTTATTAAATCAGGCAATGGCGTGACTAGATTTCATACAGATAAAACAGATGATAGTATTTACGAAGAACATACTATCGATGTAGGACGTTGGCATCGACTAAATGTAGCTAACCTCCATAGTGTTACTATTCCAAATCCGCCTAGAGTAGTATTAACTATGTCAACACTTAAAGGACGCTTGTGAAAAAAGTAACGATTGTAGGGGGCGGTACCGCTGGATGGTTTGCTGCTGCATGGCTAGCAAAGTATCATCCTAATTTAATAATTACATTGATTGAATCTCCAAACATACCTAAGATAGGAGTCGGAGAAACTGTTACACCTCATGTAGCACAGTTTTTTAAACAGCTGGGCATTAACGATAAAGTTTGGATGAAAGAAACAGGAGCAATCTACAAATTCGGCAACAAGTTTGTAGATTGGAATTCAAAAGAGAATAAGATTGAATATTCTAGTTTTAACTATCCAAGAGATATTACTAGATTAAATACAGCCGAGTCAGATGTATCTGAATTGTTTTTAGAGAAAGATAAGATCAGCACATCTGATGTTCTTATGCATCTTCTATCTAACAAGAAACTAGATAAGTTTGACAAGTATTTTAATACACAATGTCATTATATGGACAACAATGTTATGCCGTATAAAACCGGCGAATATACACTAAGTCCATTATATAGTTGGAGCCAGCATATAAACGCAGAAAAAGCAGCAAGCTTTATCAAAGACAACCATGCAATACCAAACGGTGTAATACATGTGTTAGGCGAAGTTAAAGATGTTATAGCAGAAGGCGATAATATTAAATCGCTAATACTAACAGATGATACTACACAGTCTGCCGACTTCTTTATTGATGCTACAGGATTTAGGCGTGTGCTTGCAACAAAATTAGGTTGGAAGTATAAAGAATATGCAAACTATCCTATAAGGAAAACTTGGGTATGCCAGCGTTCCTATAGTGATCCTACTACTGAACTTGTTAACCATACTCAAAGTATTGCTGAGCCGTTTGGCTGGCGATTTAAAGTATGCTTGTATCACAGGATGGGAACTGGTTATAGTTTTAGTCCGTCGCATGTATCTGATGAAACAGTATTAGATTATTTTAAAGAACGCACCGATAACAGATTAATGGAACCTAGATTAATTTCATGGACCCCGGGTAGAATTGAAACTCCTGCTAAAGGTAATGTTGCATTAATCGGACTAAGTATTGGATTTGTTGAAGCATTAGAAGCCACATCATTATTAGTAATCACAGAATCAATTAAAACTATAAGTGATGTGCTTGCAGGAGAAAGGTCACTATCGAGTTATAATGATAAAATCACAGGTCTATTAGATAACATCTATGATTTTATTATTGTTCACTATACCCTTAGCAATAGAGATGATACTGATTTTTGGAAAGATATGCAAGAGCTAGGACGCAAAGACAACCATTTAGAAATGATTAAGGATAAATTTAAAAAACTTAAATTCGGACAGTCCTTGGGCTTTCCTGACTTCTTGTGGGGACAAGTTGCTAAAGCATGGGGTGTAGATTTGTCTACATGGAACAGAACTGATATTAATGCCGATAACGTTAACCGTACATATGATTATTTTATAAGTGAATTTAACAAACATCAGCAGATAAGTGCAGATTGCGAGAATACGTATCAGTGGTTAAAGAAGAATATATATAATTAAATATTCTTCCATGTACTATTAATAGAATTACTAACTTTTCTTCTTAAAAATTTAGAAGACACCGTATCAAAAATATCACCTGTAGCAAACCCATTAATAATACATTCGCCGTCGTTTGCAAATTCTACATTATATTCATTTTTAGGAATAACATCAAAACTTTCTGAGTTATAACCAATAAGAACTGGCGGCGGCATCTCAGTCATACCGTACCAGTTAGCAACAGTTTGTACGCCTTTGTTATTAAAGTCGTCAATCATTTCTTGAGAAACAGGCCCGCTTCCGGTAACCATGTAACGAACACTAGACATGTCAAGATTGTTCCATTCGTCTACTTCTTTAAGTAATTCCCAGTGTCTAGGAATAAGTGCAATGTATGTTGGATTTATTTGTTTAAATTTTTCTATATAACTAGCAGCCTCAAACTTAGCTGATACTAATCGAGCACCTGCCTTATACGCTGGCATTGCTGTTATAGTATAGTGAGCTATTGTATTTGCCGGAAACACGTCTAATACAATGTCGTTGCTAGTAAGCCCAATTTCTTTTATAGATTTTTGTATGCATGACTCGATGTATTCCCAAGAGTGAATTACTGTCTTAGGTGCTTTTGTTGTTCCGGAAGTTAATAAAGTTAATGACATAATAATATATACCTAGCCAAAAAAATACCAGCTTTAAAACTGGTATTCTATTTTAATATTTTAAGCTATTAGTTTAAGTCTACCCAAGCACTACCTGTGTAACCTTGGAACTTAGTACCTGTTGTATTAAACACCATCATACCTGCTGTCGGGGTTGGAATAGCTGCATCACGTGCTGCATCGTCTGCATACACTCCAGGAGTAATAGCACCCGGTGCTTTAAACTCACCATTGCCATAAAAGTCGAAACTGGAAGTGCTAGTGCCGCCGGCGCTTACAAGAAGAGATGTAAGAGAATTAGGAGATGTGTCAGTTATTACAGCATCAGACATCAAGCGAGAAGCCATTATAGTTGTTGCTTTACCAAAGCCAGCTGCATTGTCCCAAGCAGATATTTTCCAACCGCCTATTATGTCATTAGCTGCTACTGATAGCGGAGTATCAATTGTTCCTTTAACAGATAGAAATTCTGTATAAGGAAACCCACCGGGTGAACCGTTAGTAACAGTTGTAATCTGAACTGGTGTTCTGTTCTGGCTATTTAAAATAATAGTTTCACCACTATTATTTGAGTTAATTACGCTTGTATTAACAACTTCTGTTGTTACTGTATTACTAATTGCGTCAACTATTAGTGTACTATCATCGCCGAACACACTACCTTTTAGATCACCGATTACAGCACCTTCTACTGTGCCAGTTAAATCACCAACAAAACCAAAATTTGCTGTAATCTCGTTACCGACAATATTGTTATTGTCAGTATTAATCATTATAGTACTGTCATCGCCTACAATATTAATTTTATAATTTTGTTGTTCGTTGAACAAATCTACAGTTGCTACAGCAACAAAATGGTTACCATTAAACTGTAATATATCACCGGCTTCAGCAGGGTTACTCGTTAAAAACACATCAGTTAAATCATCTAATGAAAGAGCACTAAGTCCTGGAACTGCTACTGATTCCCATTTGCTAGTAACATTATTAAACGATAGCACCTCGCCGCCAGCTGCTCCTGTTAAATCAGTATCAGTAAGTGCATCTAATGTAGATCCACCAGCAATTGATGGTTCCCATTTGTTAGTGCCTGCGTTAAATTTTAGTACATCGTTATTAGTTGCACCTGTTAAATCAGTGTCAGTAAGTGCATCTAACGTAGATGAACCGGATCCTGCGCCCCCGGTAACTAATGTTCCACCAGCAGTTGTACCGTCACCTATGTAGAGTAACTTGGTATCAGTGGTGTAGATTAGTTCACCACTTACGGGTGTTATTAGCAAGCGCTCTGCATCTGTGCCGCGTCTTAGACGTAATGCCATGTATATACTCCTAGAATATCTATTATTAGTATTTATACATTTTTAAAGATTACCTGGAATCTATTTGCGCTTTTTCATAAAACTTTTGGTTCTATTTTTAACATCAGCGACAACTTTGGATGTATTTAATCGAAAATCGACGTGTGATATTTCGTCGTTGTATTGCTCTAAAAATGTCTCTAAACTTTCTTCGACTTTTGAAACATCGCCGCCATCTTGTCGTGTCTGTTTGTCCATATCAATTTGCCAAACCTTCCCATCTTTAAAATATACATGTATATTATGTATATACTCGATGGGAACGGCTTTAATTTCAACGTCTTTAAATACTTCAGGCCAATGTTTAATCACCTCAGGGGGGAGTTTATTTTTAGGCACTTGCAGCAGTCTTTTTAATAACAGCTTTCTTTTTAGTTGGAACTAATTCTTCGGCTTGTCTACGTAATTCAGCTGCTTCTTTACTCAAGCGATCTGCATCACTGCGGAATTTTTTAGCAAGTGCTTCGTCAGTGATTACGCCATCGTCTGCGACAGGGGCTACACTAGGAGCAGCCGCAGCCATTTCACTAGCAGTCATTTTTGGATCATTAGATCCTATTGGTGCCTTAGTTTGTCCACTAGCACTTTTAACAGCTAAATCATTAACTGTAACTCCGCGCTGTTGTGCAATAGCTTCGTTAAGATCACTCAACCTGATACTAGTATTCTGATTAGGAATCATTTCAATTTCTGCGGTTTTAACTTTAACCATCTTGCCTGTTGTGTGGAAACGTGCAAGCATGTTACTACCGTCTGATAGTTGTGTACGCATCATAACAGTTGCTAGGTCATCTGCTTCTTGTCCTGCCGCAGATTCGACTAACTTGATTAGTGAATCGTGATCACCGGCTTCTAAGTTTTCAGTTGTTACTACAACACAATGATCTGGATCACCGGGTAATACTTTATACGCAACAATTACTCTACGCTTGTTGTTAGCCATACGGCCTACATGTTTAAGTGCCATTTTATGCTCCTTGTGCAGGTTGCTGTTGTGCAACGGCTGCTAAAAATGTTTCTAGTTTGTTGTAAGTTTGTCCTACAGTCATCATCTCGTTAGGCTTAAAAGCGCCACGTTGACTTGCAACATCGATAATGCTCTTTAGTGCTTGTAAGTCCTGTACTGTTAGATCAGGTCCTTGTGCTTCACTAGGGCCAGGTGTCGCCGCTGCTTCCGTTACAGTTGCTTCGACAGTTTTATCTTCGCTCATAATTTTCTCCTTGTTATAGTATATATGCGTACTTTATTTATTTGTACTTTAAATGTGGACATGCTAACATGAAATAACTCATATCTTTTGTCTCTTCAAACCCAACAGTTAATACTTGTACTAACTTATTTTCGCTGTCTAGGCTTACGTTCTTACCAGCATAAAATCTATGCTTTAGATGTTGTCTAATCCACTTAACTAAACTTTCTTCTAAATTGTAAGTCATAGGTAAGTTAACGTACTCGAAGTGAGGCGGCGCTGATTTAACTTGCCTCACTTCAAATACATTTAATGGATTAGGTGTTCTATTTTTTATCATGCAGCCGCATCGTAGTGTACTGAGGTACCAAACGGTCCTTCCAAGTTTTTATCTCTATTCGAGTGGATAACAAACACTGTGTCGCAATAGTCTGGATCACCCCAGCTATCCCAAGCATAGCCATCTGTAAACATAATGAGCTTCTTAGGAACATAGTCTTGTTCTTTCATGTATGTCCAGTTAGCCATAAAGTCAGTACCGCCGCCGCCCATCAGTTGATAGTCCAGCAAGTCCTTGCCATCGTTTGCAGCAAAATCTTCTTCATTGTATACGTCTGTGTCAAAGCACCATACTTTAATATTATAATCTGGAAACTCTTCCATGATGCCTTTGACTTCGCCTAGAAAGTCTTTGCCTTGTACTTCGCCAATTGATCCACTCATGTCTATGCAAACTGCAACATCGATAGTATCTTGGAAGTCCATGCTAGGTAAAACTGCGCCGCTCATTTGTCCTTTTCGTGAAGGACGACTAAAGGTATAATCACTTCTAATTGAACTTTGTACTGACTGACGAATAATTTCTCGCCAGTTCATCTTAGGCTCAGTAAGTTCTTTGATCATACGTGCAACAGCACCAGGAACATTACCTGCCCCTGCGCTCTGTGCCGCCGAAATCATGTTTTCTTTGATCTCGTCTTTGATCTGCTTCATATCTTCTTTAGAATATTTAGGCTTGCGTTTACTTGTAGCGTTGCCGTTGCCATCTTCGCCATCTTCGCTGTCACTGCTGCCTTCGTTGTCACTGTCCATGTCTAGGTGCTCGTCTAGCATTTCGCCAAGTTGCTTTAAGTACTCTTCACCGTTCTTTTTAGCTTCTTCGTAGACGTCGTCGTATACTTCTTCGCTTGTCCATCCTTCGTATTTAAAGTCTTGATAGCAGTCTACAATGCTTGGAATTTGTCCAATACGGTCACGTACTAGTGTATTGTTTACAATATAGTCTGCGCTAATGTTATAAATCATAGGATTACGATCTTCTCTGCGTCCTAGATGATCAAATACCATATGCAAAATTTCGTGTGCAACAACGAACTCAATTTCTTTATTGTTCATTGCATTAAAAAATTGTGTGTTGTAGTACAAGCTACGACCATCCACTGCGGCAGTACCTAGCCAATCATCGGCAGCAACAATCTTTAAACGTGTAGCCATGTTGCCAAAGAAAGGATGACGCAATAGCAACCCAATACGTGCCGTAATAATACGGTCCATAACTTCTACACGCATCTCTTCTAATGCTTCAGGTGTAATATCTGGGTCCGGAGTAAAGTTTTTTAGTTTACTTTGTGTATCTTTAGTAGCCATCGCATTACCCTTTTGTTAACTTATACATACAGTATAGCACCGAAATGCTATACTGTCAACCATTATTATATTAAACTCCTTGAGCAGCCTTAATATACTTGCCATAACGCTCGTGGAATTCATCAAAACATTCAACTTCGTCTGGATCAATTGGAAGACCGTATTGTGTAAGTGCAAGTTTAATGCCCATAACAACAAGTTCAGTATCAAAATTGTCCATTGAAAAGCGCAAGAAGTTGTTCACTTTGTCATCGAACTTCTTATCGCCATTGTCGCATGCTTCTTTAAGCTCGTAGCACAACGACACAGTCAAAGAGTACATAGCACTAATCTCTTTAGACTTCATTTCTTTTACTTTGCCTGCAAGAATGTCAGTTGGGTTAGGCATGCTAGACGCAACTTTGCGGTGTGCCATAAACTTAACAGCAAGACCTTCGCCTACTGCACCTGCTACAAGATCTGTAGTAGTATTGTCGTCTAGATCATCTTCTAGCAATTCGCTAACAAAACTCCAGCTACGTGGAGTAGCAAACGAGCGGCTTGGACTTTTGGGATCAAAGTCATACAAGTCTTTTTTGCTAAATGTCAGGTACCCAACTACATCTGTGTGTATTTTATTAGTTACACTCCATTGGAACCAGTCATCAAAGTTAACAGCAAGTTCTAAGTGGATAAAGCGGTTAGCCAACGGAGCAGGCATACGATATGTAACGCCCTTGTCTGCTTCACGGTTACCTGCCGCAACAATCATAACATTGTCTGGCAATTTGTACTGTCCTACACGGCGGTTAAGAATAAGCTGATATGCTGCCGCTTGCACACTAGGCGCCGCCGAGTTCATTTCGTCTAAGAAAAGTACAATGTTGTCATACTGTGCCGCAAACTCTTCGCTCGGAAGTTCACTAGGTGCGCCCCACACCATTGTACCTGAGTTGCTGTCGAAGTAGGGAATACCTTTAATATCTGTAGGTTCCCAAAGCGACAAACGAATGTCGATTAAGTGTGAATTGGAAAAGCCGTCAGTAATCTGACGTACAATGTCTGATTTACCAATACCTGGAGGACCCCATAGGAAGATTGGTCGCTTCTTTTTAAGAGCATGTTTGATGCTTGCTTTTGCGCTATTTGGACTAACTGTGCGAGTTGACGTATCCATAATGTATTCCCTCTTTGTTTCAGTGCATTATTTAAACTATACATATATAATAACACATTTACAGTATTTGTCAACTATTTTTTAAAAAAAGAACCTGTTTAAAAACAATAACTTAGGATTTTTTTTGCCTAGTAACTGCTTTTGTTAACCCATATTTGCGCAAATCGCCACTAAAAAGAGTGAGTTCAACTGCTTTCTTTTCGTTTGTTACAACAATACTTCTATTAGTTAGATAGTATGGACAGTCAATAAACTTGTCAAGATGAATGATTACTTGAGTAGATAATGGCACATCTCTCGGATATGGTATGTCATATGTTGTCAAGTCTATTAGAGTTAGTACATCGAATCCTGCTTCTGTTAAACGCAATCCGCCTTCGCCCTTTTCTCTATTGTTTTTCCACCATAGAGGCATATATTCTGCAACAGTAATATCGTTAGTGCTTTTACCGAGTTCTTTTAAAAAGAGCTTAGTATAAGTCTCTTTCCAGTTCATTCTTCTATAACCAATTCACCATCAGTAAGTTTATATACTGTAAAGTCTTGGCACTTAAACATTTCGTTTAATTTTTTAGCAAGATTGTGTGCATGCCCTGGATTAGAGAAACTAACTTTCTTATATTTAGGACCGGGATAATTTGTAAGTGCATTTGCACTTTTAAGGTTAAACGGTTTCTCTTTATAAAACACAGCCCAAATAGCATCTGCTTCTAATACTTGTTCGCTTTTATAGGTCTTACTATTAATGTTTTCTAAAATAACTGTTGGCTTTGGTCTGCTCATATGCGTAATCCTTTTAATTAACTACGCATATATTTATCTTTTTAAAAGTTATCTACGCACTTAAAATTTAGAACCGCCATCTAAATTAATTTGAATAACTTCATCGTCATTGGTCTTAGACTGTGCAACTAATAGTTCAAGATCACCGTGTAAGCGACTCATAACACTACCCAGTGTAAATGCTAGAGTCTTTGCAGTAGTAATGTCTAGCTTAACTTCTCTCGCACGACTTTGTTCAGCAGCCTTTACAGCATTAAAAAACTGCTGTAAAGGGATAGTGTTTAATGGTTCAAGATTTGACACGTCGAAGCTCCTCACGCATTTCTAGTTCTGTTTTAAAAGGACCTTTACTTTTATTTCGTTCAATTGTAATTAATTTAGGACAAAAACTCTTAACCCAACCTTTTTCAAATTCGATAACATAATATCCTGCACAGTATGCACTTTTAGACTTGTTACTTTTAGTAAATAACGGCAGTTTACGTTTTACATCGTACATTGTGTTGTGTGGTTCGACACTAGTTGGAAATCCGTGTACAACAAAATTTTTATTATTTGATTTTGTTAATTCAGGTGTTACATCTGTCCATACAATGTCCGCGCCGAACTTTTTCTTCATCTGTCTTTTATTGTCAAAGAAACAAGTTTCAATACGACTACTAAACATATAACGATCATCACTATAAGACATAGTGCCGATACGTTCTTCGTTATTTTCTACAATCCAAAATTTATCTTTAACTACAGATTTTGCTTTTAATGTCATACAGGATACCTCGCTTGTAATGGTGCAGCATATGTCTGTGCCTGGTCTGCAATACGTTGCATATCCCACTTAGCACAGAACTTCATAAGACGCATGCCTACTTGACTAATGTCTTTAGGCTTTGCGTGTTCTGCAATAGTGTTATTAATTATCTCTCTAATGTCTGCAGGTTGTGCAGTCAAATCACACAGTACAACATTGCGGTTATAATCATCTAGTACACGGTGTTCTACACCTTCGTGATCAGTCCAGCGTTGTAGCATCATGTTATTCCAGTTGTAGCCTTTAGTGCCTTTGTCTTCGTATGCTTCAATAAGACCAACTTTGTTCTTAGTGCCTTTCTTACGTACACCAGGATAAGCACTAAACACATTATCACTAGTATCGCCACGCATACACTTTTCAAACAACATAAAGTCAGGCTGCGGCGCAGGCTTAATCTCTTGTGTCTTCTTTTCAATAACAGGCGATCCATCGTCGTTAAAGTAGCCTTTGTCTGTAATAGTTACATTAGCAACACCATTGTATTGTTTTACGTTAGGTGCAACTAGTTGA